ATTATATACTTCTATATTATTTTTTCTTTTCAGTAAAAATAATAAATATTGCAATATATACATGCAAATGAATTTATTCTTCCAACAATCTCGTCCACTTATCTCACATATTTTCCAACGCGAGAAAAAGAATCAACAATAAAAATTATAAAAATACCCAAGAAGGAATACAATACTACTTCTTCAGTGACATTGTTAGTTCTCTCGTCTTGTTGCTCTTCCAAAAGGTTAATCATGTAGTTTAATTTCTCAATAAGCACGTCATAGTTTGAACCGACATCCATTGATCCTGATCCATGCATCTGCATACCCATGCTAGATCCCGCGCCAGTATATGCAGCCGAATCCATTCGCTGGTAGTAAGGACGATTGTGAGGATTTTTAGTAGGTTGGTAATTAGGAATAAATTTTTTATAGTATTCTTCAGCCGTTTGCCCATTGCCATAATTTGAGTCCAAGTTATTCAAGTCAATCTCGTCGCCAAAACTAGATTCTTCCTTTTGCTGAGGTTGAGGGGCAAGCAAAGAAGATTCTTTAACCTTGGTATTTTCTGCCCCCATTGATGTAGGGGGAGGCGGAGGATTAAAATCTCCCATTTCGCCGCCTTCACCTTCAAAAGTATTGTTGTGAATAGATTGCAAAATAGAATTTACTTTATCAGAATTAAAGTCATTTTTTGAATACCTTTTCTGCGTTCTATTATTATTAGAAACTCTTTTCTTATTAATGATGCTATCATTTGTTTTATTTATATTTACATATGATGAATCCATATCAAATGGTGCGGCATATATTGCTAAAGACATTCTTAATAAAAAATAAGATAATTATTTAAAAAACAGACTGAAATAGTTGATATTTTGATTTTCTTCTTAAATGATCAAAAAAATATATTTATGTATTATAAATGGCAGTATTGAGCAAAATGCACAGGAAGAATGCAATGTATGGACTTTTTGTTTTATTGACTTTGGTTTTATTGTTAAACCCTGTCATTGTTAAAAACATGTATGGAAGCATTTTAGGCAGACTTGTATTCCTAATTCTTATTATTTTCTTTGCGATAAATAATGCAACCCTTGGACTTCTACTTGGCCTAGTTATTATTGTTGCATCACAAATGTATGTTCGCGAAGGCATGGAAACTGCTTTACCTGATGAAAAAAAATCATCGGTAACACCCCCTTTACCTGTAACTGCACCAGCATCTGGCACAACTGTTGCATCAACAAATGCTACTACTAAAAGCTTAACAGATACACTTAATCAATTGCAAGGTGTAATAGCTAATGCTAAACCAACTTCTTCCGCTTCACCAACAGTAAAACCAGATACTGGTAAACCAGCTGATCTCCTTTCAGCAGAAAACTCTATGAAACCAAAGGAATCTTTTACAATGATGGGCACAACCTTCAAAACACACAATCCCGACGTAGCAGCATATTCTCCTGTAGCCTCTTTCTCATCATTCTAATACTTATGATTTGCTGAAAAAAAGGCACTACAAGGTAGTTTTTTTCTTTTCGCCTAATATAATAAGATGAAGGGGCAGATTAGTATTAATGGTTTGTCGTGTGCACTAATTTCAATCTTTATGATCATTTGTGTTATTTTTATACTAGTAAAGTGGGATAGCAAATATACATCTACTAGCAACATAGTAGGTAAAGAAGGCTTTACACAGTTTGTTCCACCAATTCTTTCGCAATTTATTCCGCCATCATTTAAGCGCGCAATGCATCCGCGCGCTAGAAAAATGCGATTATATTTGGAAAAAAAATATGGCGAAAATAATATTGCATTACAAAGATTTTTAAGGAAATCTGGGTTTTATTAAATAATAGGAATTAAATTTTATATTATTTAATAGTATGACAAGCTCATTAGCAAATATTTCTCATTATATTCATCAACATGTATTATATTTGAATAATAACAAATTTTTTGCAGGTATTATCATGATTTTGCTCAATGTTGGATCAAAGTTTATTTCAATTCAATTTAGTAAATCCGCGGAGGAATACATGAAATATTCTATTGGCAAACAATTATTGGTCTTTGCAATGGCTTGGATGGGTACTCGCGATATATACACTGCGTTAGTTTTGACTGCAATTTTTGTGGTTTTATCCGATAATCTTTTTAACGAAGAAAGTCCTTATTGTATTGTTCCTGAAAGATACCGTATATTAGATACATTGGTTGATACAAACAATAATGGCACAGTAACCGATCAAGAATTAAAAGAAGCAGAGGCAGTTTTAGCAAAGGCCAAAAAACAAAAGGAGAAACAAAACCAAAAACAAGCATTTTTAATGTTTCACGAATATACAAATAAATATAATTAATCTGGTAAACATTAGTAAAATAAACTGCAATACATTTTATATTTTGCAAATATAATATGTATTGTAATCTAGTTGTGGTAATAATATGACAATAATATCTAACAATATAATAAGAATGTCTAATTCTATAAGTGTTCCCAATACATTAACCATTTATGTAAGAACTCGTTTACAGGATGAAACAAAGTTTAAATATAAACCCTCAAATACAATCCTTAATTATGATGGAAAGACGGTATATTTTAATCCTCTTGTTAAACTAAGTAGAAATGTTATTAGGAATATACCAGACAATGTATCTAGAAATTATCTTTATACTCAGTTTTTTAGTGAAAAACAGTTCAAAGGTTTATTACAAAGGACATTAAGTAATCCTTCAACCGCTCAACCCAAAAGAGATATTAAGGATCCTGCGGTATCTGGCATAATAGACAGCAATATTGAAGCAACTTTGAGTACCCTATTTTCACCTAATACCAAGTTTTACATTGGCAAGAATCTGTATACAATTTATTCATATGGATGGGAACCAGGAGCATGGAAAGTGGATACAAAGAAGACTTTAGATGCTAATAAAAGAATGCCAAGAGGCCCTTATGGTTATGGGTATCCTGGATATGGATATCCTGGTTATAAAGAGTTGGCATATCAAGACAAAATTGCTCAAAAAGAATTAGCAAAATTACAAGCTATATCACCATCTGCAGTAACAGGAAAAAACGCCGAATTACTAGAATCAGCAAATCAATTTTTAAGCACCCGAGGAAGAGGAGTAAGCGAAGAGCCTGTCCAGCTAAATAGAAATCTCCCGCCTGAGGTTACAGATGCAATTGTTAGAGAACAACGCGAAGTTTTCGACAAATTAGATGATAACCCGACAATGAATGATAATTTTCCTGAGCAAAGAAGTCTTACATTAGATCCCATAAGTATTTCCCTATTTTATTCCCAGCAAACCGATGGAGAAGTAATATCATTTGAAGACTACTTAAAGAAATATCCTGTTCTGGAATCAACTTTTAAGAAAGTATTGGATGTTAGGACAGTGTTAACTAAAAGTGAGTCCAATTTTACTAGCAAATTCATGTCGTTATTTACCTTTAATAAAACGTTTACGACAACAATTGACAATTTTTTTCAAAAGATTGATGAGTTTCGTGGAACCAGAGGTAGTCCATTTACTTATGAAGAATTGTATAGCGAGAAAAAATCGGCATTGATTGAAATGTTTGAAAGATATATTGAAGGCATTGTTGAGGAATACGAGCTAATTATTGCAGCATATGCAGCACTAAAGACATTTTTTCAAAATGAATTAGCTTATTGCGACTCAATGTCAAAATTTATGTCCATGCTTTTAGATTTTTTTAAAAAAGATACATCATCATCACCTTTTTCCATTTTAAAGAAAATGACCAATGTTGGTTATGGATTGGAAACAGAAGCGTACAAGTCAGTATTAAAAATTTGGGAAGACGCAATAGCATTTGATGTTGCATATTTTCAAAACATATCTCGTCTAATTAAAACCAACGAGTTTCTTAAAAAAATAGATGATAGGGTATCCGGAATGCAGATTTTATTGCAAAAATACAAAAACAGGAAATATAATGCTCAAGACAGGATTAAAAAATATTATGAATCTAGTGGATTGTTATATTGCGAGGAATACCAATTTCTTGTTTATTCTAATGAGGTACTTTTAAATTATGAAAAAATATCTTATTACATCTGGAAAATATGGCATGATATGACGCAGCAATTTTTTGAGAGATCAACTTCCGCGATAAAGATATCAATGAATTCGTGTAACGATCGGCTTATTTCATATGAAGACAAATTTACAGTGGAAGAAAGAACTAAATTAGAGGAACTACTTAAAGCCGATAAAAATGCAACTGCATTAGCATTACCACTTATGGTAAATGCTCTTGTTAAAAATGATACCCCGGCCATTAAAGAGCAAAAAAAACTGTATAGTAGATTGCTTCTATGTGCATTAGAAACATATGATTTAATATTATATTACTCTTATTTGAGTGAAATCAACTGTTTGCGATATAGATCTTTTCTAGTTGCTAGTAAAAATGTATTAGAAGTAGAGCTTAGCATCAACGGATTTTGGAAACAATATTTTATAAGAATGGGTTATACAATTAGCGATTTGCCAGCTACTGGTGGCTCTGGACTATTATTTGTCCCAGAATCCTTAATTATAGATGTTGGAAGATTTACTGGAAATAAGGCAAAGGCTACAACAGCATTAGGTGAAATGCAAGACAAAAATACAAAAAATGCATTTTTGTTGTCAAAACAGATTGCAATGTTAAAAGAACGAGAGATTGAGGTTATTGCAGAGTGCCAACAAACATTAGACTTGTTAGTTCCAACAATTGAAAAAGGAGGAGTTCAGGCTCAATGCTCCAAATTAATGGGGGATCAGGGGGACGAAAGTGCATTTACAAGTAGCTTCAATAGTTCAGTGAATGCATTGCAAGTTGCATTAAAAACAGCTGCCGTTGATTTTGAATTAACGCCAAAATTTAATCGTCTAATGGATGATTTGAATTATACAATGAAAAGAATGCTTGATGTTGGCACTGGAAAAGAAAATAAATTAACATTAGATTCATGGACGGTTGTTGAACCTATAGGTGTTGATGATGTCTCGCTGTTACAATGCGTATGTGATGCATTTAATGGTGAGCTTACATTGACAAACTCTCAGGCGGTTGATGACGTTTATACACAAGAAATTGATGGAAAAAGAGTTTTTACTGTTCAATCTTTGCAAACTGGTATACAAGAAAAGTATCCAGAAATAGATCTTAATCGTCCAAATTTTGTTATTGGCCTACTTGAGATAATATTTCAAGTTAAAATAATTGTATTTAATTTATGTAAAAATAAACCTCCGTCTAGATCTTCAGGATTTGGCATGTTTCAAGAAGGTGAATCTGTGCGTTTTAGAAATCCAGATCCTACAAAAGATTGGCAGCAGGGTGATTTACACATTTCAAGAGTTGATAAGAAAAATAGTGAATACTCAGTTCGCAATGAAGTTAGTGGAGAGAATATCTGTTGTGTTAAACAGGGTGAATTAGAACGTATTAAAAATATTTTTGATGAAGTGCGAATTGTAGAGTCCGCAGATCTTAGCAGGATTGGTCAATTAGAGAGTAATATAAATAGTTTTATCTTACTAGTTTTAACACCAGATGTAAAAACTTGTGCAACTGGGCACGATAGTAGACCAAATGATTTTGGTAAATACAAATTGCTTTTAAATAGCCGCATTGGTGATTTTGTATTAAAGTATGAACAGATTCCAAAATATATTCAATTTTTAATTTGGCATTCAGTTTTTAGAATGAGAAGAAATCTTGATTTTAGAGAAATTGATACGGTTGAAAGAAATTTGTGGAAAATACAAGGTGAAAAGCTTGATTACGAAGAGGCCATGAAATCTAAAGAAAAAGATCGCTCCGCAGATGAAGACTCTCTTGCATCTACATCTAGTAGAGGTGGACGAGTAACGCGTAAATTAAGGGATCGCGGTCAACGTGGTGGTGCATCAACAAGACGACACATTACATCTAGTTTAGAAAGCTCATCAAGACTCAGTTATTATGTTGTTGTTGATCTTGAGTTATATCCTGGTCGCACAATTCCAATTACCCAAAGAGTATCGCTATCATGTCAAGTAAAGAAAAATAATATTCTTGATCTGTTGTCAAAAATAATGGGGACTCAATTTGTACCCTCTACCATGTATGTTTTTGACCCAAAACGCATTGCAAAATACTATAATAACCGCGGCGTAGAACAGAAAAAAAATGCGGAGAAAAAGCGTCAACAAACGCGCAACGCAAGACAAGGTTATTATTCTGGAAATAAAACTCGCAGTTTGAGACGCCCTGCATATGGATATGGAAATAATTATGGTTATAATGCTGGATACAGATATAACCCTGGATATAGATACAACCCTGGAAACAGATATTACTCTAACTATAGACCAGGATATTATTAGATTTCCCCGCCATAATGATTTTCGCGGTGACAAGTTATTATTATTAAAAGTATGGGTAAAAGGCAAAGCATTGATAAGACAAATATTTTTTCCCATACACTAATCTCTATGGGATCCATTGGAATGCAATTCTTCTGCTGAAAATCCCAGAGCTCTTTTGCTTGGTCTACAGTGTAAATGTTCTTGAAATTCGTGGGAGGAGGAACAGACGACGTTCCTTTTATAAAAGGGAAACGTTCATTCACATAATTGCACTTCAAACGGAGTTCTTTTGCCTTTTTTAGAGCCTCTTTTTCTGCCCAACTATTTCTGGATCTGCTAACATACCCTCTTGAAAGTACAACGCGGCCCATTGGACTGCTAATAGCAAACCCATTTGCTACGGAGGCAAAGACAAAGGCAATAAATACAATGACAAACGTGAGCATTTTTGCTGATACTATGGGTGAAAAGGTACCATTGTCTTCTTGTAATAAAAGCTTTCAATTTTTCATAAAATTCACAACTATTTTATGAAAACTACTGTAAATGATATAAAAGATTTCTAATTGAAATATATAACATTATAGCATGTTTATAAAGCTGGTTATATATTTTTTATTAATGCACGTGTTTCGCATAGCCTCAGTATTAAACTATCAATTTAACCTTATTAGCAGTCCTATATTTCATTTTATTCCATTTGTAAAGTTGCATCACATTATAATGGTAAAAAAGGGTCAAAATATTATAAATTGGCCCATGGATAAATTCCGCGATGTGTATATGATTGATTATGTACCAAGAGATTCTATTGTAGATGCTCGCGTTTGTTTAAAGCTATTAATGGGAAAAAATATTACTGGTGAATATCGTGTACTGCATTTTAAACATTTAAGCAAGAAGAATCTAATAAATGAGTGGCACAAAAGAACGTTGACTGATAGGTCTTATAAAAGAACTCTTGGGCGCCTGGGTAGCAAAGAAATATGCAAAATACTAGATGGTTGGTCCTCTCCATTTAATTTGTATAACCATAATTGCCGTCATTTCAGCAATTATTTTATAAAAAATATAGAAAAGATTGATAAGCAAGGTTATGTGTAAGTCTTTATATTTTTATAGAGATTGTTTGCAAAAGTTTGCCATGAACTCGGCCTTTAAATCCTCTGGAATGAAATCAAAATTGACTAATCTTTGGTTTCTTTCAAATTTCTCCCATGCATCCTCCTTTTTCAACCGTTCTTCAAATTTTGCGCGATCATTGTAGAGCTTAATCGCCGTCTTGTCTCCACACTTTGACAAAACTTGTGGAATATTGTCGCTTGGGTCGCCAGTAACAATCTTGCAAAACAATTGCAACTTGGGATCACCTGGATAGCTCTTTTGCTCCTCTAGGTTTTTAAATGCAAGGTTGAAGATTTTGACCCTTGGTTCCAAAAGTTGCAGATAGTCTTTATCACTTGTAATAATATAGATTTGACAATCTTGATATTTTGCAAGAATGTGTTTAACAGATAACGCAATGCAGTCGTCTGCCTCCAATTTTGGATGAGACAAAATGGCTCTCGCCCCCGCGACTGCAAATAAGTTATCCTTGTAAGCCATTTCAAAGAATGGTCCGCCCATAAATACGTCTTCCTTGTAATCTCTATTTGCCTTGTACTTGTCAAACAATTGGTGTCGCCATATATTCTCGCGTTTACAATCCTTGCCGACAATGATAGAATGCGGTTGCTTGTGAACGTTTAGCTTCTGCGGAATCTTTTCAATGTGTTCAACAAAGGTTTTCCTGAACTTTTCAACAAACTTTTCATTTGCAAATGGATCTTTTAACTCCTCCTCTGGGTAAGCATTTTTCCACCAAGTCAAAAGGGAGTAATATCTGTAAAAACAATAGTAGCTTCCATCAATAAATATAAATATGGGGTTAGAGTTTGTGACCTCACTATTTGCAGGTTTCATTGCTTCAAATGCGTTCTTCATTTTTATATTCATACATTTTATGTTTATCCCCTTTCAATTTTATATTTATTTTTATTGTCAATATATATAAAATGCCAAAGAAACATACAAGGAAGAGACGCACTTCCCATTCTGGTGGTGCTGTAAGTTACCAAAAAGTAAGGGTTAAGCCTGCAAATACAAGGCAAACTAGATCAAAAGCAATTGGTAAAATATTTAAAGACTTCAAAAATTTTTTTACTAGGAAACAAAAAGTGCAGCCCGTTAATTATGAAGTTTCTAGTGAAAATCTTGGTGGTTCTTCCCCATTTGAATTAGTTATTTCTAGTAATAGCAATCGTGAGGCAACCCCCTTTATTATTGTTGATATGCCAAAGCCTCGCTCATCAAAAGGCAGCAGAGTGTCGCCCTATGGCCAAGATTTTACTTCTGCAGTTGTAGTTGGACGCGGATTAAAAAATAAAAAAAATAAAGGATCTAAAAGGCGTTTACGTGCTTAAGCATTTATACATTTTACAAAACTCTCATTTATTGTGTAATTTATATTTAATAAAAATAAATAAAGACATGTTATGCTAATAAATAATGATAAAAGCCCCATATATTCCAACTGAATTATTAGATATAATATTACAATATGACGGAAGAATTAAATATAAAAATGGAACATTTGTAAATATAATACATAAAAATGATGAAAGATATGATATTGTTAAGCCACTTATAAGTAAAAAAATAGAAATATTTAAAACAATAACCACAACTTATGACCATAGCTTTTATTTTCAATTTGGATTTAACACAATTGATCATGTTGGTTTATGTTATGACCTTGGCTTTAACGAATGTGGTGTTTTTGAAATATGTTATTATGATACGAGGAATGCTGGCTGGGAACAAATTAGAACATACATATAGATTGAGAGTTTTGTAAAATTTTGAAATGTAAAAAAATTGATTGATATTTTTACATTTTACTTTCTGTAACACAGTACAAGGAAGGATGGGAATGCGCACTGATTTTCTTGGCACCCTTACTACGAGTCGCCCTCTAACGCCCGAGGAATTGGAAGAATACGAGAATGCACAAAACAATAGTGATGACATGTATTTGACTTTTAGCTCAAACAATCAATTGCAAGGGCCTAACTATGAAAAGGTGTGCGGCTATGTAGACATGGAGCAAGGTTTTATGAATACATTGCATTGGTTAAAAGGTAAAGGCATTACATTGTCTGGGCGGATCAATTATGTATATGAAGATGTCTTTGCAGATGGTGTAGGAGATGGATTTGGCGCATTTGTGGTAACACCTGAATGCGTAACATATCATAAACTAGACTTTAACAATCTAAAAATAGTTTCAAGCGTAATCCGTGGAAAAGAATAAATTTGAAAATGGCTTAAAGACGGGGACCGATTACCTACATGATGTAGTACGAGTGTTAAAAATATTTTTTTATTTTCTACCTACATCATGTAGGTAAATGCGAATTTTTCAAATTTCCAAGACTTTTTTCGACAAAGTAATTTTGGACATTTATTTTTGTCCATTTTCAAAAAGTTATTTCACTTTTCAGCTTTTTTTGCAAAAAAATCAAGGGAGAGCATAATGCTCTAAATTTCTTTTTTTGGTAAAAAAATTTATGATTGTAAGTTTTTTTATTTTTTTCTGATCTTTGCAAAAAACTATTTAGGAACTTTTTTGTCAGTATATATACACTGACAAATGACTGACATTTTTGAACAAAAAAGTTCAATTATTTTTTATTGTGAAAAATGTGACTATAAAACATCTCGCAAAAGTCAATATGATAGACATTTATTAACACCAAAACATGAAAAAAAAGAAAAATACTTACAAAATACTGACACTTTTGAGACAAAAAGTTCGGGATTACATGAATGCAAATGTGGTAAGACTTATAAACATAGACAAAGTTTATTTACACATTCAAAGAAATGCACTTCAAGTTTAGAAAAAGAAAAAGAAAAAGAAAAAGACCAAGATTTGCCATTAACACAATCTATTGTAGTTGAGCTTATTAAACAAAATCAATCCATTATGATGGAAAACAAAGAATTCAAAGAGCTTATCATTGAACAGAATAAGCAATTGCTAGAATTTGCCAAGAAACCCTCAAGCATAACAAATAACAATACTAATATTAATAACAAAAATACCATGAATAATCATTTTAATTTAAATCTTTTTTTGAACGAGACTTGCAAAGATGCAATGAACTTGACAGATTTTGTAGACTCTCTACAATTAACATTAAAAGATTTGGAAGACACTGGAAAACTAGGTTATGAAGAGAGTATTTCAAAAATTTTTATAAAAGGATTGAAGCAGTTAGATTTTAGCAAAAGACCCATTCATTGCACAGATACCAAACGAGAAAGATTATATGTAAGAGACAAAGATGTCTGGGAAAAGGATCAAGAAAAAGAGCGTGTTAGAAAAGCGGTCAGGAAGATTGCCAACAAAAATGTGAATCAGATTGTGGACTGGATAGAAGCCAATCCAGAGTCTCAAGACTATCATTCTAAGAAGAATGATCAGTACTTGAACATTGTACTTAAATCCACTGGTGGTAGTACAAAGGAAGAAGAGGAAAGGCGCATCAATAAGGTGATTTCATCTATTGCAAAACATGTTGAAATTGATAAGAGTATTTGTACGGATGACGCAGATGTATAAGTATTTAATTAATTAAATAAATGGGGAATTTTGCATCTAGAAAAAATTGAAACGATAATTCAAGAACTTTTAATTGACACAAAACGTAAAATATGGACAATCAAAAGATTGTAAATGCAATGAATTATGCCGAGTCTCTCGTAGGCATACCATTTAGATGGTACGTTAACGGAGAACTAGAAACATTTGCAGGAGACAATGCATTCTGGTGTAAAAATTCTCCCCCGCCATCTGCAGCAGAAATTCTGGCGCAAGATAAGTACATTGTTTGCAGTGGATTGCCAAACTTGCTGCGCCGTTTCTGTAGCCAAACTATACCTGGAATAGGCCCAAAAATTCGCGGTAAATATGGCGATGTGTACAAGCAGTATCCAGGCGGAACAACTGCATGGTTTGCATATTTGTATCAAAATAAGCGACTTCAAAAATTTGACATTAAAGCGCGATACCCAAGAGGCACTCTTTTAATGGCTCGTTACAAACCTAAAGACAATGGTGAAAAGGATCAGGGGCATCTGGCAATCGTATACGATGACGTTGATGAGGGAAAGACAATTGCAGATCAGTTACTTATTCATTCAACACCAACAGTTGGGTACAAAGACCGTGATAGTTGCAAGAATCATGGCAGCGTAATTGTGGAGCCATTTCACATTTCAAATAACTTGTTTAAGTGGGATAAAATAAGTTATTACAAGTGGGTTTGCTTGCCTGAGAACTGGCTGCTACTGAATTAATTGCAAATGCAACTACATAAACGTTCTATTTTAATGTTTCAATAAACCTTTTGGTTTTTAGAAAGACGTGTTTTAAAAGCATACCAAATGCTTTTTCAACAATATATGTAATTTTTCTCTTTGTTTCAGTTAATTCAATATCTAATATTAGTTCTAATACGTGATTGCTTTGAAGTTGAGCAATTATAGTAAATTTGTCAACAGGAATAATTTCAATTCCATTTCTTTTTTTTGGATCAACGTAAGATTGAATAGTTTCAGCATCTTTTTTTCCTAAAAAGATAAAGGTAGACTCGCTGGGTTCTACTTTTGTAAGCTGCAAGCTCAAACATTGTTGTTTAAATCCTATTTTCTCAAATAAATTTCTTAGCATAAGACATAAGTATGCATTGTCTCCTGATGCGTGTATATCAAGATGTATTTTTTCAAAAAACTCTTTATTAATTTCAAATATAAGTTGTATTATATGGAAATCAACAACTTTCTTAATTTGAATATTATTGTTTTCTATTCTAGTAACAACCCTATATTTATTTTTTTGAACTCTTGAAAATGTAAAATCTTTTTTTTGCACAATCGGTTGCATTTGTGTCAAATCATCTGTTTTTGATGAATATTCAATAAATCCATCAGTTTCATTTATTAAATCGTCCATATTAGACTTATTTTATATAGTACTAATTCTTTATAATATATTAATTATAACACATTATATTGTTTTTATAGTTTTTATTTAAATGCTGCTGCGTACATTGCCAATGTTTCTTCCTTTTGTTTTGAATAGTCAACAATGGGCGCAGGATATTTTATACCTTTGTATTCTGGAGTATTAAATTCTTTATACCAAGAGTGGATGACTTTGGCTGGAACATCTTTCAACTCTGGTATCCATTGCTTAATGTATTCGGCATTTGGATCAAAATTTGCACCCTGTTCCCATGGATTGAAAATTCTAAAATATGGTTGAGAATCTGCACCAGAACCAGCAATCCATTGCCAATTACCATTATTAGAAGCAGGGTCGTAATCTGTAAGTTTCTTTGCAAAGATTTTCTCTCCCTCTTCCCAGCTTATAAGAAGAGTTTTAGTTAAAAACGAAGCAACTATAAGGCGCCCTCTATTGTGCATATATCCCGTGGTATTAAGTTGTCTCATGCATGCATCTACTACAGGGTATCCGGTTGTTCCCTGGTCCCAAGCCTTTAACCATTTTGCATTGTGATGCCATTTAATCTTGTTATAATTTGACTTCATTGCAGAACCAAGGACGTGTGGAAATGAAAACAATATATTCATATAAAAATCGCGCCATATTAACTGTCTAATAAGATCATGATTTTTTCTAAATGCTTCATACATTTCGCGAATACTTATACAACCAAATTTAATTGAAGCAGAAAGTTGCGTTGTTGGTTTGAAAAGATCATTGTGGGTTCTAGAGTAGTGCTCTTGTGTTTTAACAGCTGACTGCAACATTTTTAATGCTTCTTTTCTTCCTCCATGAACTAGGATATCTGGGTTTACTTTGGTGAACTTCTTTAATGCCACGTCCAATCCAATCTTATTAGGCAACGATTTTCCTGTACTAGGCTTCACAAATTTAATAGATCTTGCATTGGATGCAGGCTGTACCTTCTTTTTTAATGCAGTATTGTAATATGGTGTAAACTTTTGGTAAGGTCCTCCACTTCCATTAAAAATAGTCCCTGGCTCATGTAAATAATAATCAGCTACTCTTGACAATGTGACTCCAGATTTTTCACACAAATATGCAATTTTTGCATCTCTTTCAAGAGCATAAGGAGTGTAATCTGCATTAAAGCACACAAAATCTATTTTCAATGCATGAATAAGTTTTTTAATAACCGTTTCATTGTCCCCGTAAAATACCATGAGTTCTCCACCGTTGAATTTTATTTGTATCTGCAGATCCTGCAAACTTTCAATCATAAATTGGACAGAATTATTTGACTTGAATGGATTTGCATTACTGACTTGTTCAGGTGTAAAAACAAACACTGTATACACTTGTTTGCAATTTGTATTTGTTAGATAGAGGCCATTGTTGTCAATAATTCTAAAATCTCTGCGGAATATGAATAATCCGTTTTCAAATGTCATAATATACTTTCTTATATTATAACACTACAATAACCTTGTTCTTAAATATCTAAACTAACAGTATTTTTATCGCTCTTTTGGCGACGCTTGCTTTTTTTAGGAATGCTTCCTTCTGCCTGTAATTCTTTAAGATCGCTGATACTTATTGTGCTGTCATTACTTTGTGGTTGAGATTCCTGAATATTGATAGTTTTGGTCTTTAATCCAGACAAAATATTGGAGATATCACTTGGACCTTTCATTTCTGCTCGCATTGAACGCACATTGCGCTCGGGTTGCTGTGCAGGAGTGTTAAAGTTCTCGCGAATATTGATTCCATCATCGGCGATAGAACTGCGACCCATGCTTAAATCGGGACGATTAGCATAATTGTTGTTGCCTGGACGGGAAGTTGGAACGGGTATAGCACGGGGTCCCTGAGTGGCCATGGGAGGAGGGGGAGGACCAGTCATATTTATTTGGGGTTCAGGGTTCATTAAACCGTTCATAAAACCAGAAAATCCAGGATTAGATTGCCCCATGGTATTCACGGCAGCACTCTGGAATTGACGCATTAGGTCAGGATTTTGACGTAAAATGTCATCCATACCAGGCATGGCAGACTTGAACATGGTATTTGTCATGTGAACCATCATTGCGCTTCCACCGAGTTGAAACAATAGCTTTAACTCAGGTGCAATTGCCGCCTTGGACTTGTACTTGTCGTGCAATTCGGCAAAAATCTCGTCATAATCGTTAATATTCTCATTCAATTGTTCACCCCAACCATCAAGCTTCACATCAAACGGGTCAAACCGGTTGTTCATAAACTCAATTGCATTGATTGCAGCCATTAACATATTTCCTTGAAACTTCACGGAATTCTGCTTTGACTTTTCCTCCATAATCATCTCATATTCACCCTGCATTTCTGCTAAAGGGGACTCCATAGTGTATTTCTTTGTTAGCTCAATACCCTTCCTTTCAAGTCCCTCAAGCTTCCTTAAAAACTTGAATTTCTCGCGCAACAATTCCTCCTTTGACATTTGTGGATGGGAAGACATATGCTTATCAGGGTTAACTGGGATATTGTTAAACTTACTGTAACCATCCCACGTCTTTGAATTGCTATCGGACTCTGCAGTGGCTTGGCCAATGGAGATTCCTGGTCCTTCATCAAAATGGACGTATGATCTTTCCTCATTTCCACCTCCGCCCCCATTAAATAAATTGGAACTAAACTCATGGCTTGTGGAAGGATCCTCGTCAACTAAATCATTAAGTTCGTTTTCTAAATTATTGAGATCCTCAATATCAATATCGCTTGAAGGACCTCCACGAGATTCACTCTTTTTTGTATTCATTAATAATTCAATTCCTGATCCAAAATTAGTAGAATTTTTGCCACCATAAGATCCTTCTAAATCATTGCCAAAATTCATGTTTGAGATATCAATAACTTCAGGTTCCATCTTATAAATGAATAATATCATATAATTTTAAGTATTACGAATCCCAATATATTATTTTAAAGTTTTTGAAAGTTCCTGAGGTCCTAAGTTTATAGACGATGCTTTGTAAACCAAAGTCCTTGCAGAAAGCTATCTGCTAAATCATCCTTTTTTTGGTGGCTACTGAAAAAAGAGTTCCACTCTTGGTATTTAAAATCTCCAGATACGAGTTCTGCGCAAGTTTGAATTCCAAGCTGTTTTCTTTGTTTGTAATCTGTTTTGCATTCAGCTCCAATAAAATCCTTGAGTTTATTTCCAGCATTTACAAATTCAATATTAATATTATTATTGCGCATGATAAAATACTGGGAAATCATACCTTGTAAAGTTTTCATTTTGTTTGCAATGGGTCCAATTTGATTTTCAATGATTACGGTGTTTATTGTTTCTAAATGTTTTCCCAATAATTCATCAAATCTATGTTGAATATTACGGCCAATTGTTACAAGATCAACCTTGCTGGTATTTTGCTTTTCTATTTCTTGAAAGCAATTATTGAATGCAAATTCTGTAAGCCTATTAATTATGTCAGCTTTTTTACTATTTTGTTCAATAGTAATCTTGTATTTAGCTGCCAAATCCATTAATCCTAAAATCTTTTGCTTGTTGAGAGAAGCAGGTTTAAAATCTGTAGAAGGCATTATAAATTCGCATTTTTTTGCATGCTTTGAACAGTAGCATTTTCCGTCTTTTGTATATTTTATCGGTTTGTTGCATGCGGCACCTTTTTCTAAAATTGCGCACTTGTTTTCTGTTTTTTCTGCTAAATTAATTACATTCCATTCATTAATAACATATTTTTCAATGTTATCAGTATTACTAAGCAAACAGAATGCTAAATTTTTAATGCCAACATCAATGCTCAGTATTTTCATTTATATAGATAAGGTTAATTTTCTATGTCCATTTGAATAAAAAATTCATTGGAATATCATATAAAAATATTGACAGTTATTATAAATTCACCCTCTTTGAATGCCAAATTCGCAGGTTAAAAAGATCTTTGACAAGGTGATTGCTGATATAAAAATTGCCAAATTTAGATTAACAAACATCATTACTCATGTTGCAGTCATTGTTTCGCGTGGAAAAATTATAGCAGAAGCAACCAATCGCATAGGATTTAGAAGCAGGGATAGTCGTAGTTATTCAAATACATATGTTCATCCAGATAAGAACATTCATGCTGAGAGAAATGTTATTAAGGCTTTGGGCAGTCATAGTAAACTTAAAAATGCGGACATGTACATATTGAAATTTGGAAGAAATGAATGCAGTGATCAATTTATAAATTCAAAACCATGTGCAAAATGTGAGTGTTATTTAAAAAAATGTATAAGATTATATGGCTTGAAAAATATATATTATTCATCTTCGCCTTGGGTAAATTCGCCCATGCATTCGCCCCTGCATTCGCCCCTGCATTCGCCCCCGCCATCATAAAGAGATCAAAAAATTTTTGATATTTTTATGAAAAATTAAAATGTTAAAAAATTTTACATTTAAAAATTATTTGTATTAATAGAAGGAGAAATCATTCGGGCATTTAATGCCTCTCTTGATAAATAAGGGTTCTTAAGCTCATTGTTATTATATCCAATAGCAGGTTTTCTAGTATCATTTGTTCCAGAGAAAAGAAAAGGAACATTTGGCGTTGGCGTTGTATTTACCGTGCTACTGGGGTTAACGCCGCTAGCATAAACAGACTCGGCTGTGTTGTATTGCATAATTTGAAGAGCATTATTTTGTAAATACTGTCTATATTCCCAGTTTGATTGTATTTTTGCATCTTTTTTAATTTTGTCATTTACTTCAGCATCTGGTGTGTAAGAAGAATAGTTTCTTCCATCGTTCATTAATGGAGGTGACGTTTTATCATAGTTATTTGATCCTGAATAACAAGTTGCCCAACTCATGGTATAATAATACTAGAGAAAACTTTATTCAGCTTCTAGCATTTTAAGAAGTTTTTGTTTATTTAGCTTGCTAGCATCGGTGGTTATGCCTTTTTCAACAACAATTGATCTAAGTTTATTCAATGACAATTTCTTATAGTCAGTTGGCGAGGCTAAATCATTTATACTAATTGTTTTAAGTTCACTTAAATTAAATGGGGATTTGTTTGTATCTTGTACATTGTTACTAATATCAACATCATTATCATCTTCCTCGCTGTTATCCAAATCTTCTAAAGTCAACTCTTGCAAATCTTCGCTGTTATCTTCCTCATCATCTCCTCCACTTTCCTCTTCACTACTCTCATCTTCCTGTCCCTCCATATTTAAATTATTATTAAATTTAATACTTTTAATATCGCCTAGTATCTCTATATCACCGCTAGCAAGTTCTTCATCTGGTACAATATCCTCATCATCATCATCATCATCTTCATTAGAGTCTTCGTAATCTTCATCATCATCTTCATCATCATCATCATCATCTTCTTCATCATCATCTTCTTCATCATCTTCTTCATCATCATCTTCTTCATCATCATCATCTTCATCTTCTTTTTCATTCTCACCATCAGATACATCAATTAAATTTTCGCTAGAATTTCCTAAAGTTGCACTTCCATTAGAATTTACAAGTGAACCTTTACCAATAACATTTGTTAACATATTAACACGACTTCTACAAACATTCAACTCTTCTGCCATTGTACTAATTAATCCAAGCATGGAGGAAATTTTGTGATTTTGATCTGCCATTTTTTGGTTAATATAAATAAAAAGAAAGCCAACAAGTAAAAGAGATACACTAAAGGTAATTAAAAAGGAGGTTGAGAAAATATCGGTTAAGGCCATTATTACAGATAAGTTATATATTTAATTTTCACATAAAACGAATAGTTTTATTATTTCATTAATTTATTTGTTTTATCAATAATTTCCTTTGGATAATTCATGTCGGTAAGTACCTTTAAACCACCTTTTGTTTTTGAAATTCCTTCAATTAAAGAATACGTGTATTCAAAATTGTCGTTTTTTTTAATAGTTTTCATGTTGTAATTTTTAATTGTTTTGATTTTTCCAAGCTGCTTGCAAAGTTTAATGTAATGTGTTGTTAAAATACATTTTACATTTTCATTTTTTACTAAATACTCCATAAATGCACGAGCACTTATTACAGCCTCTTCTGGGTTTGTTCCAGAGTACAATTCGTCAAAAACGGCAAAATGTGACTCTTCCTTATTCTCGTTTACACAGTCAATAATTTCCTTGCATCTTCTTGCCTCGGCTTGAAAAAGACTATCTCGACCAGAAGTATCAGGAATATTTAAGTAACAATGAATATATTTGAATGGCTTAATATTTGCAGTTTCATAACATCCACAACCCCATTGTTGAGATAACACCAAATTAATAATTGCTGATTTAAGAACAGTTGTTTTTCCAGAAGCATTAGGACCGGTTATAATTAAATTTTTTTCAAGTTTATAGTCATTTTTTACAGGATTTTTTGATATGAGTGCAGGATAGTATGCCTTTTTGAATTTTGTTTCAGCCTTTGTTTTAGTTTTTGTCTCTGGTTTATTCTCGCGCGCAAGTTTGTCAAAGGTTGCATATGAAATATACTTTTCATCAATATTTTTCTTTAATCCGTCTAAATTATTCATGTACCCATGAAAACCAAAAGAATACAAGAATACCTTGTTATATGTTGGATCCTCATAAATGTCATAGAAATGCTTCATGATAAACCCAATTTCGGTAATCTTGTTAAAACTCACATTAAATTCCGTTATTTTTTCTAAATGTCCTTTTAAATCTTGCATTATGTACAAACTATTCTTCATATTTTCAATAAAATCTTGATATGTAGACAATGTACCATAATTCTCAATAAATTTTGTCATTGAAAAAATAGAATAGTCCAAATACCTCTTAATTTCAAACATATAGTTGTGTATTTTTTTCATATTATTGTAAAATCTTATACAAACAAGAATATTTTGGTAGATTGAAAATACATAGAAAGCAGCAGATACTAGGAGATAAACTTTCTGGCTATTGTCTACACTATTAAATTGCGTAAAGACCTTGCCAATTGCGTGGTTGCTAATAATGATTTTAAGTATTTCAATATATTCATTCATAGAAAGTTTGAGTCCACGAATTTTAATAATGAAAAAGGGAACTATTAAAATAAAAATGGGGAATAATAGTGATAAGACAGGTGATGACAAATTATATAGACTCATGATTTGCAAGAACCAATCATGCTTATTTAAAAACAAGAGGAAATCCCAATCCATGTACATGTATTTTTCCTTGAAACCTGTATCGTTCTTAATTTCATCCCATATTTTTACAATATTATCTAGTTCACTGTCGCTATAGTTATGTATTTGTTGATCTTCAAATCCAGATTGTTCATTAATTGGAACATGATGTTTGAGAACAGTTTGGGTTTCTGTTAAAAATATTTTATTTGTTGTATAGTGCTTTGGGATTTCTTTATTAATTGTCTCGCCTAATACATTTGTTGGTTTAAATACATGTGAATAAATAGGATTTGCAGATGGATCAACACATTCTACTAATTCCAAGTCTTTTTTAATGTTGTCATTTAACTCCATTTTGTTCTTGCAATACGAAATAGGGAGTCTAAATTCATTATTAATGTATTCTAATTTGAACATATTTATATCAAATTAGAATAATAATCATTTAATTTTACGAATGTATATTTTTATAATGTAAAAATTTTTACTTTTCAATAACTGTATTAATACATGCAGGAAGCTCGTTGATCTGACAAGAATAGTATTGCTCAATTTCCTTAATTTTTGCCAAATCTCTTCTGGTAATAAAATTAATACCCGTCCCCTTTCTGCCCCAGCGTCCACTGCGTCCAATTCTGTGCAAATAGGTGTGAGTATCCTTTGGAATATCAAAATTAATAACAACACTTACTTGTTGAACATCAATCCCGCGCGCAGTAATATTTGATGAAATTAGTACACGGAACTTGCCCTTGATAAACTCATTAAATGCTTGCTTTCTAGGTTCCTTGTCCATATTTCGGTGAATGCAGCATACAGGAAAACCATCCTCCTTCATTGCCTCGTACAAATCTTGCACTCTCTTTACGCTATTGCAATAAATTATACATTGAGAGAGTGAGATAAACTGAAAAAGATCCTTAAGCGTAGCATACTTTTGCATATCATCCTCAACAGCAACATAGTATTGAGAAATACCCTCGAGCGTTAATGCTTCTGCCTTTACACAGATTTTTACAGGATCTCTCATGAACTTGCTAGTTATTTCATGAATATGAGGAGGCAACGTTGCACTAAACAAACAAACTTGAACATCCTTTGTCAAGTACTGAAAAATATTATAAACCTGCTCCTTGAATCCAGATGATAACATCTCATCTGCTTCATCCATAACAATAAGACTAATATTTTTTGCCGCGACATGGTTTCTCCTCATCATATCATATACGCGACCAGGACAACCAACAATAACATGAGGCGTATTATTTTTAAGCAAACTTGCATCATCATCAATAGATGTGCCTCCAACTAAAACTTGAATTTTAAGCCCTTTCATCATACTACCAATCCCCTCCATTACTGTAGAAATTTGAATAGCAAGTTCTCTTGTTGGACTTAAAATTAATGCTTGAGTAATATTCTCTGCAATATTGATTTTTGAAAGGGTTCCAATAGAAAATGTTCCGGTTTTTCCAGTACCTGATTGAGCTTGGGCGATCAAATCCTTACCAAAAAAGATTGGTTTAATTGCTTTTCTTTGAATTGGGCTTGGTTTCTCAAAACCATATGCATAAATTCCACGCAAAAGATTTTCATTTACTTCAAGTTCGTCCCAATTTTCTACAATGTATTTTTCATCAATGTTTTCATTTGAATCAGGAATAAATGAATTAGTAGGTTGATCAAAATTTTCATCACTATTTATATTGTTATTATTTATAATATTTATAGGTTGGTTAGTATTTTGCTGTGACATTGTATAATAAATACGCGTCTTGGTTTTAAGTGTATTTACTTGAATATATAATAATCTAAAAAAATTGATATAAATGAAATGCAAATAAGTATGTATAACACTATGGCAATCACAGCAACAATGGCAAAAAGATACACATTGGAAGATTTTACTAATATCTCCTTTGCTGGGTTCAACTTTACGATCCCAGAGGAGACTATCGATGCAATTTCCGCATTGGCCATAGAAGTTGGTTCGCCGACATATATTAAAACACCAAATTTTCAAAAGAGAGAAAGACCTCCTGTATCAAATTCATTTGCTGAGCCAGGGTCAATAAATAGAGATTCTCATAGAAAAAAGAGGGGTAATAAGGCAATGGAGGTTAGTAGTGAAGATTGGGAGGCTATTAGAACATTTTCGGCTACAAAGATTGAGAAAAAGGTTGGTGTTGATGGTGTTATTGACAAAGTTAGATTGCATTTGAATAAACTTACAGATAAGACGTACGAGGATATGAAGAATAATATTGCGGAGATTTTGAAGGAAACAACGGACGAAGAGATTGAAAAGGTTGGCACTGCTATCTTTGATATTGCATGCAATAATAGATTTTATTCCAAGTTGTATGCAGATCTTTATGCTGATTTGATTGATCGGTTTACAATTATGCAGGAGATTTTTGAGAAAAATTTTAGCGAGTTTTTGAGATTGTTTGATACAATTCAATATATTACTCCAGAGGAAAACTATACAAAATTTTGTGATATTAACAAGGAGAATGAAAAGAGGAGATCAATTAGTCTGTTCTTTGTGAATCTATGTATTTCTGGCATTGTAAGAAAAGAAAGAATTGTTTCCCTTTCTTGCAACTTGCTAAGACAAGTTGTAACAATGATTTCACAAGACGACAAGAAAAATGAGGTGGATGAGATTACTGAAAATGTAATCTTATTGTTTAACAAGACTTTTATTGAATCAATTGATCAAACTTTGGCTGACTATATGATAGGTGAGCTTACCATCATTGATACTATTCATATGTTGGCAAAGAGCAAGGTAAAGAGCTATCCTAGTTTGACGAATAAGACAATTTTCAAGTATATGGATCTTATTGAAATGTAAATATATATTTTATGTAAACATATAAAAGTAAATTTCCTTATTTATTATAATATGCCAAGATTAAATACAAGAAAAAATAAAACAATATTAAATAAAGATTCAAAAAAAACGGATGAAATTTCACAATTAGAAACAATGGAAAATAGTTGCAGTATGGCTTACTACTTGGATGAAAATAGTTCTTTCCAAGAACAAGAACAAGAAAAACAACAACAAGAAAAAAAAGGAGAAGAAGGAAACATAAGTTATTTTTTTAATGATGATAGTAATTTTAGTGGGGAAGCAAACTTGTTGGAACTCATGAAAGAATTTGAAGATATGGAAATTAAACAGGCTATAGATGAAACATCTGCAGGAAATATAGAAGATGATTTTTTATTTGCAGAAATACAAAATTATACTGAAAACTATACGGTTAAACAATTAATGCAAATATGTGATTATTACGGTATTGCAAAAGATATAAAAACATTTAAATGCAAAAAACCAGAGTTAATAAATTATTTGCTAGTTTTTGAAAATGATGAAATCAATTTTGAATTGGTTATGAAAAGAAAACAAATGTGGCATTGCATTGAAGAGTTGAAAAATGATAAATATATGAAAAAATTTGTAATATGGGACTAATGTCTATAGATTATACTTGTAGTTTTCTCAATAATTTTATTATTAGAAAACTATTTGAAATAAGTTCAATACTTTGAATGGAGTCATGTATTTTACAAAATATATGTTTGAAACAGAAATATTAATTCTCATTATAAATTAGATAAATTAAATGGTATTGTCAAAAATAAATGATGAAATAAGTTATCCTGAGTTAAAAAGCGTTGATCCTGGAGATTTAAGTAAAAAGACAACTCTTTATCAAACAGATATAAAGGGTGTTGAGATTATTTTTGCTGTTGGAAATGCAAAGAATACATTTGCTGATAGCAATATAACATATTATCCAGTTTATTTAGTAAAAAATAACAAAAAGGTTATACAAATTGGTGTGTACGAGATTTTTTCAACTGATGTACTTGATTATACTGATGAAGATGGAAAATTAGAGGTGGAAAGGCTACCTGATCCATTAATTTATAATTCATTTGTTAGTAAGCAAATGTTGGAAAGGATCCGTTTAAATCCTGATACATTTCTTAGCAAGGATGAAAAGGATAAGATGGAGCGCATGAGCAAAGAGTCTGCAAAGATGGCTTTACAAGAGAAAGAGGCTGGTGCCGAAGAAGAGGAAGAAAAAGGACAGGAAGAACAAGGAGAGGAAGAACAAGGTGATTTGGAATTGGTACCTTCTAAAAAATCTAGTGTTAAGAAAACCAATTTTATTCTAGCCGAAGATGTAAAAATTCCAGAAAATATTAGAAGTCTCTTTGAAGTAACAAGAGGAGTAAGGGTTCCAGGTAAGTTGAAGGAAGAAACTGATAAGCTTGCTCAAGATTTGATCATTAAATACAGAGCTTCTGCATCATCAAACGATAACTGGGTTCAAAAATTTATGGAAAATAAAAATTATGCAATTGTTGAGAACCCTGGCAAGGGAGACTGCTTTTTTTATGCAATTTGCGATGCATTTTCTGGAATGGGCAACAAAACAACTGTTAACAAGCTGCGCGAAAAGTTAGCTGGAGAAGTAGATGCAGAATTGTTTAAAAATTTTAAAGGGCAATATGATGATATTCGGTCTTCTATTACACAAGATACTGCAAATATTACTAAATTGCAGAAACAGTATGAGGATATCCGTAATACATTGCGTCAAACAATTGATCATGATCGTCAAGTTAAAATTGTAGAAGCTGGTAAAGCCGTGGAGGCGCAATTTAAACGCGTTATGCACGAACGCGATGTGTCAAAGCAAATGTTTGAAGAATATAAGATTATGAAAGACGTCACAACACTTGAGAAATTTAGAGAAAAAGTAAAAACGTGCGAATTTTGGGCTGACACTTGGGCTCTTTCTACTATGGAAAGAATGTTAAATGTAAAATTTATTGTTTTATCTAGTGAGGCATATAAGGCTGGTGATCAGCGCAATGTGCTTCGTTGCGGCCAATTAAATGACACAATTTTGCAAAATAAGGGAGAATTTGATCCCGATTTTTATATTATATTGGATTTTATGGGTTGGCATTTCAAGTTGATAACATATAAGAAAAAACCCCTGCTCACTTTTAAGGAGTTGCCATATGATTTGAAAAAAATGGTTGTTGACAAGTGCATGGAAAGGGCAGCAGGACCATTTGCCATTATACCTGAATTTGAAACATTCAAGGCAAAGCTTAAAGGAACATCGGTGGAAGTGCCAAAGTTTGCAGAGTTATCTGAGGCTGCCATGAGGAATTTATATGACGGGAATATTGAGTTTTCTTTTTACGAGAAATCTGATAACAAGCCTCTTCCTGGAAAGGGGGCTGGAGAGAAGATTCCTCCTGAACAAATTCGCGAGTTTTCTGAGCTTCGGGCAATAAAGGATTGGAGGCGCAAATTGGCTGACATGTGGACAAAGACTGAAGGTGGCGCGCTGTTTTCATTGGACAATCATCAATGGGCAAGCGTGGAACACTATTACCAGGCGTCAAAATTCAAAAAACAGAATCCTGATTTTTACTTGTCATTTTCATTGGATTCTGGAACGGAACTATCCAGGAACCCAGAAATGGCAAAGAAGGTTGGTGGATTAACAGGCAAATACAAGGGTGAACTTGTAAGACCTAAAACCGTTGAGGTTGATCGTGATTTTTTTGGCAAAAGGCGGGATATTGAGTTGGCTGCAGCTCAACAAGCAAAATTTATACAAAATGCTGATCTAAAGGATGTGCTATTGAAAACAAATAATGCTCGTTTATTGCATGCCAAAAAAGGAAAGGAACCAGAGGTGTTTGATACTCTCATGATTTTGCGCGATGATTTTAAGACTGGGAAGAAGTAAATATTGAGAAAAGGGTTTAAAAATGTAAAAAAGATGATATAAATATATGTTACAACTATAACATATATTTTGGTAAGATGTTTAATTATAATCCTGATCATAATCAATATATTTCATTGAATAACATAGAAACTGACTCTAATGATGGAGAGAGCTATTTCACTAGTTATAAAATTACATATTATTTATTTATTTTTTTAACAATTACGTTTTTCTTTGCTCTTGCAATTTATTTGTTTACACTTTATATTCATAAGTAAGTAAGTTTATTGTTTTTATTTGATTACAGGATTTATCAAAAAATTGAAAGCTTTTAATCAACCTATTCTAATGTTACCAAAGCACGCAAATCAATAACCAAGCAAAATGGCGGAAACAATAGAAAGGACAACATGGACTCCTGTTGTTCCTCTTGTCACAATTGAGGAAATGTTCAAGTCGGCAGGTATTACTAGAGACACATTTACTGGGCAAGGTCCCGTATTACCAAGCGTTCTACGCTTAACTACCAATCCAAATCTAGACAAATGTAAATATGACTATTACGACCACAATGACTGCTACTTTTACGAAAAGGGAGGCAAAAATGAGTACATCAAAGGAGTCCGCATGATCGTGCAATTTGGAAAGCTTACGCGCGACGACTTTTACTTCTTGAGGGAAGAAGTTGGTACCTTCTTCAAATATGAGATAACCATTCACGGGAGAAAGATGTATATTGTTATATCTTATGCAGACTATCAAACACTTGTACATAAAGATCGCGTATATCTTGCATCTTTGGCTCGGGTTTAAAAATAAAAATAGAAAAACCTTTTTTGTTTTTAACAGTTGGATCCAATCTGGTTGGTCTTTGGAGTAACACCATTGGGACAACAACCATAACGAGTTCCCGCGCATCCACCAATTAATTGCTGAGTGGGAACGGGAACAGGCACGGGATATGGTTGGGGTTGGGGCGTAGGAACTGGAACTGGCTTAAAAATAATAAATACGCTATGAAATAATGTGTAAATAATGACGAGCAAAAGAAAAACAATAAAGACTTCAGTAATGTTCATATAATATACTAAAAGATTATAACATTCATGTGTAAAATGCTTAAATTTGGTAAAAAGATATTAAACACAAAGTTATAATACACTAATAATATAACTAAATGAAACTGGCAAAGACAAGTGAACAACTAATGAAGTTTTTTTTGGACAACAAATGTATAAATCATGCAGAACAGACTAAAAAAACAGATAGGATCCTAGAACAGTTGTACAAAGATGTTTACAATGGAGACAAATATCTTAATGCCTTAAAAACTGCAAATACAAGCGATAGCAGTGGCGTATTTTATAAATTAGATATTACTAAAATAACAACTGTAAATGATCTACCAAAGCCTGAAAATTTTAACATAAAGGCATTTCCTACCCTTATAAGAAAACATATAGAGCTCACTGCTACATATGATATTTTGTATACTTTTTCTTCCTTTGGTAGAACAGTAAGAGTACATTTTATAGTAGAGGATCCCGACCCAGAGCTTCATTTGGAAAAATATAACAAGCATGTTGAGAATATTGCGCTTTTGTTGTATATCGTAAATGAATATGGATCTAAGACATGTGCAAGAGAGTTGACCATCTATTTATATTTTACTTCTTTGCCAAAGATTCTGCCAAATTCTAATGTAAACGTTCTTGATGAACACAATGTTAACACTGCTTTTACGACAACTTGTCCTAAAGTATCAGAGATTGTTATTTTTCGCAAGGAAGAATGGTTCAAAGTGTTGATTCATGAAAGCATGCACAATTTTGGTCTAGACTTTTCAGATATGGACAATGAAGCTTGTCATGGAAAGATCTTGTCTATTTTTGAGGTAAAATCTGTTGTAAACTTGTATGAAGCTTATTGTGAATTTTGGGCGTGCATAATGAATTCTGTTATATGTAGTTATAAAAGACTTGTAGACAAATCTAATATAGACGAGTTTTTGGAGAATTGTGAGTTTTTTATTAATTTTGAAAGGACATTTAGTTTTTTCCAAGCAGTTAAAACGTTGCAGTTTATGGGGTTAAATTATTATTTACTTTATTCAAAGAATCGGCATGCAACAATGGTTCGTCAAAATTTGTACAAGGAGAATACAAATGTATTGGCATATTATGTGTTAAAGTTGATCTTATTAAACAACTATCAGGGATTTTTGTCTTGGTGCAATACCCACAATTTTTCTTTGTTGCAATTCAAAAAAACTCAGGCAAATCAAATGGAATTTGTAAAGTTTATTGAGAAAAACTATAAGACAAAATCAATGCTGCAAGGCGTTGCTTGTATGGAGGCATTTTTTGAGAAAACTTTGAAAAATAAGAAAACAAAAAATGCAAAGAATGTTTTAAATACCATGCGTATGACCATATGTGAGATGGGATAAAAAGTATTTGAAGTATTTTAAGAAGGGGGTAGGGATTGCTTCTTACAATTTATAATTACAGGTTCATTAAAAAATTGATACCGAATAAAGACCTCTTGTTTATTAGTACTAAAAGAACCTCAACCTCCAAGTTCAATAATGGGTATTCGCTACTTGAACCGATTGCTGCGAACAAATTGCGCCGAATATGTAAGATGTGTTAATCTGACAGATTTGAGCGGCAAGAAGATTGCAGTGGATGTAAGCATATATATGTATAAATATGAAACAGATGATCTGTTGATTGAAAACATTTATCTAATGATTTCAATCTTTCTACACTACAATATTACTCCTATATTTATCTTTGATGGAAAACCTCCTGATGAAAAAAAAGAACTATTGAAAAGGCGTCGCGAGGAGAAGATGGATGCAGAGAAAGAGTACAACAAGCTAAAAACTCAATTTGAGGACAATGATGCAGCATTGGATGAAGAACAAAAGCAAGAATTAGTAAGTAATATGGATCAGCTGAAGAAACAATTTGTGTATATTAACAAGGACAAGATTCGTCGAGTGAAAGAGTTGATTGCCTCATGTGGGGTTACTTACTACGATGCACCCGGAGAAGCTGATGAACTCTGCGCTCTCTTGGTCATCAAGAAGAAGGTGTGGGCTTGCATGAGTGAGGATATGGATCTGTTTGTCTATGGCTGCACGAGAGTTCTTAGATATTTTAGTTTAGTAAATCATACTGCAGTTTTGTACTACATGAAGGGAATTTTGACAGAAATCAATATGAACCAGGACGAGTTTCGTGAAATTTGTGTTATTTCGGGAACAGATTATAATATAAATGCAAATGGTTGTGAAAATAAGATAACGATTGATGGATTTGTCAAGTTGTTCCGCAGATATAAAAATTCTGGACAATCGTGTGGTTTTTACCAATGGTTAATGAATGTAGAACAGCATGAGCATGATATAGATTTGTTGAAAAGAATTAATGAAATATTTGATTTATCTTCAAAGCATGAGAACTTGAAAAATTTTGAAAAGATTAGAATTGCAAATTGTCAAGGAGATCGTGATGCAATGAAGGCTATTCTAGAAGAAGAGGGGTTTATCTTCTTGGATTAAAATGGAAAAATATATTATTATTTTTTTATCGAGTGGGTTGGGTATATAAGTATTTCAAAAATGTATAGCATAAACTATAGATTTTTATGATGTTTGGGTTTTATTTTTTGTTGTTAGTGGTTGTTGCATCTAGAAATTTATTGAGCTTACTATTTAAGCAGTGGCAACAGCTTCCTTCTCAACCTTCACAGTCTTGGTGAAGTGAGGGCTCATGAAGCGCTGGAGATTGAAGTAGGTGAGCTCGTCCTCCTTCTTGAGCTTGAGAAGAGCAACAAGCTTGGAGTCGGGGTTGATCTTGCGACCATTCTGCTTATCCTGGAGGTTGTTGGAGCGGATGTAAGCATTGATCTCGCGAGTTACCGCCGTGCGAGCCATTTCAACACCCTTCTCCTTTCCAAGGAAAGTGGCAAGCTCGTCACTGATGCGGGTGGGCTTAACAAAGCCCGAAGGCTGACGGTTGCCAGACTTGCGCTTGCGCTTGGAGCTGGCCTTCTGGGCAGCCTTAAGCTCGCGTGACCAGGCCTTCTCAAGATTGCGGAACTCAGTCTTAAGAGAGGAGAGGGCAAGTGTGGCCTGCTGAAGCTTGGCAAGAAACTCAACTGAACGATCAGCGAGTGCAGCCTCAACATCAACGGAGGCATCAACTGCTCCCTCCTCAACAGGAGCGGGAACAACCGGAGTAACAACAGGGGCAGCATTCTCGGCTACCTTCTTGGAAGTCTTAGTCTTCTTAGGGGCAGCAACCTCAACGGGTGCAACAACTGGGACCGCAACAGCGGTAGTATCAAGAGCGTCAGTGGGCTTAGTGGATGTCTTCTTTGCTGGCATCTTATACTATACTAAAGTGGGTTCCTTTTAAACCGTTTAAGAGCTTAATATATATATTTGTGATTGGAAAAGGTCTTAGATCCTAAAATTTTTTAAAAATACGCGACCGATTGAAAAAGCCATGGCAATGATAATGCAGCATTTTCATTTACTAATGTTAATGCGCCAAGTACATAATAGGCTCCTAAAGAACGACTATCTTTATCAACCCCGGAATTTACCATTTTTTCCATTACTTCTAATATTGGTTTTTGCAAATGTTCTAATCTGGTTTCTTGGCTAATTGACTGCAAACAAATATTCCTAAATGGATTTCCTACTGGTGGACATATTAGGCGTTTTGTTTCATTTGTTAATTGAGCGCGATAACTCCAAATATCAAGTAATTCTCTTAAAAACTTGTTTAATTGTTGTCTATTTAAGCTCAAAAACCACGTAGAATTACTATAATTTCCTAAAGAATCTATATTTTGAAACAAATCTAGTGTTCTTAGTTCAATATTTTTCTTATTTGTTAGCTCACTAGTAATATCTTTTATTTCTGTATCAATTTCAATATTAAAAACTTTTCCTAGTCGCAATACTTTCCTTAAAGTTCCTATTATTGTTAGAGGAATTTCATTGCGATTATATGGGTTCAATACTTGACCTTTAGTTTTATAAATGAGATTGTAAATAGAAACAATATCAAAACCATAAATAAACCCATCAGTATCTTTATAACTAAAAAAATTAAACAAAGGAAGATCTTCAAGGGGGTCCATTGTAAAAAAATCTGTTGTATTAGTACACAACTTATAATTTTTGTACGCAGGTCCGTGTGCTTCATTAAAAATTCTTTGGATTTTTCCTCTCCAAATTTTTTGTAATTTAACAGCAAAAGAGGAGAGTTTGAGGAAGACAAAAATTCTGTTGACTAATTGTTGTTTATTTCCAGTTACCTTTAACTTGTGTTTTTTGGCAATATCTTTTAATTGTTGTGCATTGTAATTGTATTGTAAAATTATTTCATAGTTATTAAATGAAGGGATCTCAAAATTTTCATTGTTAGCCTTTTTCATTTTCTTTTGCACTTGCATAGTTTTTTCGCAGCCTTGATGTAATTTTGTTAAATAATCTTCTAAGTCTAAACAAAGTGTTTTTTTAGAATGGACGCTTTGAATCATTCAAATATATATATTATGGAGATTTCTTTTTGAGCCATTTATACTATATATATATAAGATTTTAAAGACCATTTACGTGTCAATTTTTGGAAATTAGGTGTGAATTTATGATTCTAAAAAAAATTGATTTAAAGATAGTCGCTGTATATAAAGTACAACACAGCCATGGCAGAGACGATCGTTGACGGTACCCATTTTGATTCTAATAATATTAAGTACTCCGCACCCAAGGCGAATGCCGCGGGAGGTAAGGGGGTCAATATTCTTAATACGCTTACAAGCACTGGTTTGCGTATTTCCACTCCACTCATGCTAACGTGGGGGGCAACTGATTTTGAGGGAAATGGAAAGTTTGAGCTTTCTATGCAATTCCCTTCTGCCGAATATCCAAATGAAGAGGCGTCGGCATTCCTAAGTAACATGCAGGCACTTGAAGCCAAGATCAAGGCCGATGCTCTTACTAATTCCAAGACTTGGTTTGGCAAGGTTCATACAATTCCTGAGGTCGTGAACGCGCTTTGGACTCCTATGCTCAAGTACCCTAAGGACAAGGCAACTGGTGAGCCCGACTTGACCAAGTCTCCCACGCTTCGCGTAAAGGTTCCCATCTGGGATGGAGTTTGGAAGTGCGAGGTTTATGATGAGGATGAGAACAAGCTATTCCCCAGTTCTACTCCTGGAGCAACTCCTATTGAGTTTATGGCAAAGGGCACTCATCTTGCAGCGGTTCTTCAGTGTGGTGGTCTTTGGTTTGCAAACGGCAAGTTTGGCGTGACCTGGAAGCTGATCCAGTCAGTTGTTCAGCGTCCTAAGGGGTCACTTACTGGCCAGTGCCTTCTCAAGCTCAAGCCCAGCGACAAGGAGCGTCTAAAGAAGCAGGCTGCTCCTCCAGCGGATGATGAGGTTGAGGTTGACTCCAGTGCTCTCAGTGCTCAGGTTGTTGACAGCGATGAGGAGAGCGAGGAGGAGGAAGAGGATGATGAGCCTGCACCTCCTGTCCCTGCTCCTGCTCCTGCTCCTGTGCCTGTTCCTCCGCCTGTAGTGGAAGTTGCCGAGACAAAGAAGAAGAAGGTTGTCCGCAAGAAGGCAGCTGGCGAGGCTTAAATAAAAAAATAAAAACAAATAAAATATATAAAAATTTTTTTTATATATTTTACACCCTTGAAGATTTACACCTTAGGACATTGAAAATGTCCTAGGTAACGTTGCCTCTGTGACTAATAAATCGCCGAAAATCCGGCGATTTAAATGTTCATCGGTGTAAAATCACATTTGAATTATTCTATAGCGACAAAGATTCAACGATGTAGTCTAAAATAAAAAATTGAATGTTTTTATAATTTATAAATATTTGTAACTGTAAAAATGCTATCTTTTCAAGAAAAAGGACGATATTTTGGATATCCAGAATGTTGTATAAAACATTTTATGGATATAAAATATAAAAGCACAATGATAAAAAATTATATACCAAATAACAATACTGGGTTTTTACCCTGTAAAATTTGTGCAGATAAAGTATTAAATGAGGGATTAACGCTAGCTAATTTATTAGTAAATAGGGAATGTGAGACTACATTCCCCATTGGAAATGGTAAAAAAATAATAGAAAACAGAAAAATACTGCGTGAAAAAATAAATTATAAAACTTGAATTTTACATTTCTAAGAAAACTCTATTATAAAAATAATATCTGCTCGTTGTGAAATATTATACATATCACTTGCATTATCAATAACATGTGCAATTCCACATTTTCTCATTGTAAACTGTTGGGTTGGTTTTATAAAGAGCCTATTTACAGGTATCCCAAATTTCTGCTTCCCTATATCAATATAAACAATCTCTGTCTTTAAAAGCAAGGAAGAAAAAGGAATTGAAACTCTAACAATTAGGTTGTTTTTTTCATCTATATTCATATTAGATGGTAAATCTGGAATGCATTTAACAATGATATCTTCCCCTGATAATCCATCAAAATATAATTCATTATGCCACAATGGTACTAAATATAATTTTGGACCTATATGGAGCTTGTATATATTACAATCAAGCAAATCATCAATGCTTGGATTTACTACAATTATTTGATCATCTTTTATTTTTTCTATAAGAACTGTTTTCACTTCTTCAATTGTCTCATCACTTATATATAAAATACTTTTGTAGCGCGTTAAAAAAGTATAAACCTCAATTGATCTTTCTTTATCAAGATCTTCAAATAGTTTTATTGTAACTTTTTTGCATCCAACTACAATATCCTTTATAATATTTGATATAACTTGAGAGCAATTTCCGGTTATAATAGTTTGTATAAAGATTTCAAGCATTGGAAGGTATCCATTAGACCCTTTTTCCTCTTCTCCAGGAGAATCAAAGGAAGAAAAAGCATTTGATTCATTATTTCTATCAAATTCGTATTCGTCCCCCACAAGACCAAATCTTAAATACTCGTGTGCTTCTTTAATTAATTTGAATTTTTCATTAGCTTCAAGAGTATTACCATTTTTATCTGGATGATATTGTAAAGCAAGTTTATGGTATTTTTTCTTTAAACTTTCTGGTGTTATATTCATAATATTCAAAAAATCTAACTCCAAGACATCACACGCTAGCTGAATATCCATTTTTTCATTTGAAGTCATTTGATTGCAAATATAGTTGTAATAGTTGCAATCATTTTAAATACTAATATTGGGATATCATCTTTAGATTTATCATTACACTTTTTATTATTCAAATCCATGAATAAGTTTTACTAAATAAAACAAATAATTTTCCAGATGATAAATGGGTCTATAGTTATTGTTGTAGTATTGTAAAAATGAATATGTCTTTAAAAGAACGTTGGATAAATCTTCATTTTTAATTTTTTTTTGTGTTAATAAGGTAGAAATAATATGCCAAATGCAATCAGTAATATCTAAATTATATATAAATTTATCATATAAAAGATCTCTAAACTTGAGAAATTTTAAGTCATCAATATTGATCATTTCATTAATAATTTTATCACAAATTATTTTATAAGGTTGTGTCAAGTCATGAATTGATGATTGGATATTTTTAATATTTGTAATATTCTCTAGAGTTAGACCAGCTGGGACCTTTGTTACCAAACATTTATTGTAAGTTAATCTACTTGGGCGTGGGACATGAATTGTTTCACAACAATTTATAATATTATCAGGTATAAAGCTTATCTCTTCTGTCAATAAAATATATTTTAAATCTACTAGATTATTATTAATTTGTTGCATATAACTATAAAAAATTTCCAATAATTCACTATGTATCTCGTGAAAATTCTTGCAAACTATAATTCCCTTTTTTTCTGTTTTTGCTGAAATAATGTCAATTATTTGCATGTAAATTTCATTCCATAATAGTTTTGAATTGCATCCTAACAAAGAAATATCTACCTCAAAATGAATATCACTAATTTTTAAAAAATATTGTTGCTTCAAAAAATTCACGCTTATTTTTTTTTCATATTTTAAATCAGTTGGACTATATTTTTTTATAGATGACAACATTTGAGTGTATTTTCCAACTCCTGGAGGCCCATAAAATATAAGATTTTTTAAATCGTGGATATTTTCGGGAAATTTACTGTATATTTTTGTCAATTTTGGATGCAAATTTTCGCGATGATTTGATCCTATGTATTCTTCAAAGTGGGTTTCATGAAATTTCATTTTACTTCACAAGACTATTAATATATACAATATTCTTTTTATTGCTTTTATTACTCAAATATATATAATGTTAAAAGTTAAAAATAGAAGAATATCAAATTGTATCATTAGTAATTCAAATTTTAATTGAGTATTATTACTATTACAAAAATATTATTAAATGCGTTTACCAAGAGGTAATAAGTGTATATTATTATAGCACTTATTACTTAAAAACAAAGACTTTATATATATAACCGTCAAAGAAAATGAATATTGTTAAAAGATTGGATCAATACAAAGAAGGATGCCTATATTTTTGTGAACCTATTAAAAATAATGTCATGCCAGATGGAACTTTTATTAGAATTTTGTATTCAAATACATTATTTGTGTTAAATGGAATATATATTACATTTTCATTAGATATTATATCAAATGAAAAATATTATAATAAACACAAATGCAATTTTGATTTAAATTTACATAGGGAATTAATTGAAAATATTCGTCAAATTGAAGAGGGTTTACTTAAAAAAGTAAATATACGAAATAAACTACCTCAATATAAAATTACAGAGCAACTTCGCAATGGAAATATTAAAATTTTTGTAGATAATAACGAAAAAATAAATTCAACAAGTGAATTTTTATTAAAGATTTCTGGAATTTGGGAAATGGAAACAAGTTATGGGGTTACTTATAAATTTATTAGAATGAATGGTGAACAGATTTAATAAGGTATCATATTTTGATATCCGTCGGTTGAATAATATTTAAGAGCAATTCCAAGTGTAACGACAATAATTAAGTTAAGTACCGATAATAAGTAACTTGAAGAAATGCTTGTGTTGCTCATAATTCCATCTTCCCTAAATTTTGCAGATCTTGAACTTTTAAATAAGATATAAACTTGTAATGAAACAAATATAGTAGAAATAACAGTAAAAACATTATAAAATCCTGTTACTTTTCCAGAAGAAATTCTTTCTAGATATGTACCAATGATATAAACAGACATGAATATAATGCTTAACAATGTGATAAATGGTGTCAATCTATAGATAACACTTCCAAATGTAAATTTTGCTTGATTTTCTGCAGTAGACAATGTGTAAAATATATATCCTCCAATCATTGCAATACCAACTCCTGCTGCACAATAACCCAATATTGATCCTATTAAAGATGAATAACTAACAGTAAATGTTGTCATTAAAACTAATACAAGACCACCAGCAATAAAAGCATATGCAATTGAAAAAAATGAATCATATACCCAATTTCCTTTCTTTGCATTTACAAAATTGCTACTGGTTTGATCTATAATACTTTTAGATCCGGACATTATTAAAATAGTTGTATATTTTATTTACAAATGTTAATAAAATATACTTTATCAAAAATATTACTACTATAACTAAGTTAACTACAAATTGAGTTGAATTTACACAATTTTTATTAACATGCTCAAACATCAATGGTACCTTTCACTTATTTAGAGTCACAAAGTGGAAGTTTGAATGTAAAATAGTTATTATTTTTTACACCATTGCACATTCAAAGCGGGCAATTATGAGTGGCATGGAACGGTTACTTTGCGCATTTCGTAAACTTGTGAAATTTGCAAATATTTAAAAAATATAAATATGTTATAAATATATGTTCCCTTCTTCAAAAGAAAGAGATGTCAATGAATGCTTTGAATTGTCAAGTGTTACTCGTCGTCCTTCAAAATTTATAACTACGGTATCCGGAATAAAATATAAAAATATTGTCACTGGCAAAGGTGCAATTTGCAAATCAGGCGATAAAATTACAGTAAATTATAATTTATGGTTAGGTAAATTTAATGCAAAGCAAAAGGTTGATAGTTCAAGTTTTTATGAAAAGCCTTTCCAATTTATACTTAAAAAAGATAATAATATGATATCGGGGTGGAATGAAATTTTTTTTCTTAATATGAAGATTGGAACAAAACGATACGTTATTATCCCCCCTGATCTAGGTTATGGAGAAGAAGGAGTAGAGGGTATAATACCTCCAAACTCCACATTATATTTTGAAATAGAATTATTAAGCATTGACAATAAAGCTTAAAATTATTATACCATTGTACATTCAAAAACTCCCGCTATTACAAGTTTATGAAATGCGCAAAGGTGTAAAATTGTTAATTTTTTAACCTTAGTTCATCAATCTGCATTTGTAAATCTTGAATTTTCAATAGTAAAAGTGGTATAAATTCTAAATAATTAACAGCCTTTTTTTCTTTTTTTGATGTAACATCTATGTTAGTTTTTACAAGAGCAGGAAATAGTTTTTCTACTTCCTGCGCAATAAACCCATAGTGTTGTCCTTCATCAGCTTTTCCAATAAATTCATATTTACATGGATTAACGTGCATTAACAAGTCACATGCGTCTTTATTAAGGATTTCAATATTTTGTTTAAATCTTTCGTCTGATAATTGTACAATGTTGCCTTCTATATATAAATCCTTTTGGATATACACATCTGTTTTTGGAATGGCAGTTGTTATTATTTTACCATTATTATATTCGCCGTAAATCCATGTTTGTGTTGGTATATTTGGATTAAATGTCTTGACATACGTTGAAGTTGTTCCTACCTTTCCACCATAATTACTAATTGCAAACTCTAACGACATAATAATAATGTATATATTAAAATTTTTATTACTTAATTTATAAAATTCATATTATTTTTTAATGCGACAATTGCAAATATATTACAATAAAGTATTTAGATTTAGAGTAATTTTAATATAAAATATATACAATAAATATATTATGAGCAAATTTAATACGACTTCAACACATCCATTAATACCAAATTCACAAGATTATATGCTTTATAGAAAATATATTTCTATTCACTCAGAAGATCGTGATATAGTAAAATATCCAGTATCTACTGAATTTGAGATAGAACTGCCTCAAGATTACTGCAATGTACAAACCGTAAAATTAAGCAGTTGGACATTTCCATCAAATTACAGTACTTTTTCCGAGTTGCAAAATAATATATCTATGGCATTTAGAATTATTAACCCTTATTGCCCGGGTGAATATGGACTTGCGGATCCATTACAAGATGCAATATATGAAATTTTGTATTCTAGTAGAAACACAGACTTTTTAATTGTTATTGATGAAGGTTTTTATAATCCATTCCAAATGGCAACTGAATTAACTAATAGATTTAATGATGCTGTTTCAAAGCGTATAACAGAAGCTCTAACTACTGTGCCTAAATATGTTGCACTAAATTTAAATTCTCAATTTAAACTAGTTGGTTACACTCAATTTATTATTGTATACAATTCAGTTGCACAGAAACTTTTTTTTGGCAATAAAAGTTCAGAGTTTTTAATTAATAATAATTCTGTTATATTTGATAAAAGTGTAATTATAAAATCAGAATGCAATAAAAGAGCAATATATCCTGAATTTAATAATTGGGGTCTACCTTCTTATTTGGGATTTACAAGGTGTTCTGCACCATCATTTAGTCCTCCAAATGGTGAATATCCTAGATTTTTCTACGGAGAAATAAGTCCAGGAGATAATGGTTTTTGGTTATTACCCGAACCAACTTTACCTGGTGCAAAAATATATTATGCGGTAGCCCCACTTAAAATAAATGTCATGGGACCTTCGCATTTTTACTTGGAAATTGCTGGAATGAATTGCATAGATGAAACTATGCCATGGGCACTTAATCAATTTACAACGCACACAAATGAAACAAACGGTGTTGTAAACTCTGCATTTGCCAAAATTGCCATTCCAACTACACCTATATCACAGTGGTTTGATAATGATATTGACTCATATATGTTATACAATCCACCCGCAGAGCGTATTAGAAAACTAAAAATAAAACTTAGATATCACAATGGTGCACCAGTTTATTTTGGTGGATTTGATTTTTCTTTTACATTAGAATTTACATTGCTAGTTCCACAAAGTCAAAGAAAATATAATCTATTTAAACCAGAAATCTAATTTGAATTATTCTATATTGTACTTTTCCTTTATCCATGATTTTAAAACCTCGGTATCGCAGGTTTTATAATCTTCTGGAAAGCCTTTTAATTTAAAAAATTCTGGCTTTTTCATTTTTGCCGTTTTATGGTATATATAATCCCCGTATTTTCCCTTTTTAATACACGTTGTTTTATTTATTTGTCTTTCCCCTGATTGTTTGTCGTTATCACCTTTAGTTAAATATCCATCTTTATCCAAAATACTCATAACCTCTAAATAGGTAACATTTTCTATTGGTCTATTACCAAAATGAAAAGACAATGATTTGCTATGTTCGCCCCACGTTACATAAAGACCAAATTTTCCCTTTTTAAGGTGCAAATCATGACCATTGTATTTGCCAAGTAGAATATCTGTAGTCTTTGGGCTTTCTACAATTTCCTCCAACTTGTATCCACCTCTCTTCAACTTTTCTAGATCAATATCGGTCTTTACGGGAAGAAAACTGACAACCTTGTCGGCATTTGTGCATTTAATTACTGGACCATACTTGGCAATCATATAAGAATGCGAGGCATCAATTACTATTTCTTGTTTTTCTTCCTTCTTTTCTTCCTTCAATTTGTCAGTAAGAGTGAGCATAGAAGAAAATGCTGACTCGCACAAGGTGTACCAGAGTTTCTTATTTTGAGCTATCTCATCCAAAGAATCCTCCATTTCCTTTGTATAGTCATAATTGAAAATATCATTGTAATATTTTATCAAGAACTCTATTACCATTATTCCAGTGGGTTGAATTACCAATTTTGCATTCTCGTGACCAAATGTTCGCATCGTTTTAGACTCTACCAATTCATCATTTTCCAAAACAAAATCTATACATTCCATGGTTTGACCCTTGACTTCTTCCTTCTTTACATATCCCCGTTCTTGAATCTTATCTATAAGCATAGAAAATGTAGATGGACGCCCAATACCCTTCTCTTCTAGAAGCTGAACAAGCTTTGCCTCCGTATAATGCGACTTTATATTTGTCAATTTAAACGATGCAGTAATCTTTTTATATTCCAATACGGAATTCTGGGCCAACGTAAGTAGATATTTGTATTCTTTTGTAACCTTTTCATATTTATTCTTCACCAATTTCCATCCTGGGAAAACAATTTGTTCACAAAAGTACTTAAAGACCGCCGCGTCAAATCCTTGGATCTTTGAACTAATTTTGTTGTATTTTGCGGGAGCCATGCAGCTTTCAACAGAGTTTTCCCAAATGATTTTGTAAATGCGGCGCTCCTTGGTTTCACACGTCTCTGGAATATCTTTTAATTGTACATTTGTTGGGCGAATTGCTTCGTGAGCCTCTTGTGCTGCAACTTTTTGTTTTGATGAGGTTTTTGTTTTTAGTACTTTTTTGACAGACTCTTTTTTGACAATCTTCTTTTTTATAACAGGAGTTTCTACATCTTCTCTCAATTCTTCTTCCTTAGTAGCTTCCTCCTTATAATTTGTCTGCAAAGAGGCCAACTTGGGATTTAAGAACTGATCTAGTTGTGATCCCATGTCTGCATAGTTTGCTGAAATGTATTTTACTGTTGAGTCTATGAAATCCTTGCTGTATTTTTTACTATCTGTTCTCATATAAGTTATATAACCAGCCTCATACAATTTTTGGCAGTGTTTCATCGTCTCTTTTGGAGATATGTGCAATTCATTGCTTATAGCTTGTTGCAATTTGGAAGTTGTGAATGGCTCAGGTGGTTGTTTTACAATTGGCTCTGGTTGCGAGCATGTAAAGATATGATCATGATTTACCGAATTCTCTAAAAAACTTTCAACTTCTTCCTTTGTTTCATAATCCTTGTCTAGTTCAAAAGGAAGAGAAAGGTTTGTAAAGTAACCTTTTGTATCATAGCAAGGCTTTCCTGGGGCAGCCTTGATTTCTACATAGTTGTCATATACAATGCGTAGTGCGGGCGTTTGACATCTTCCTGCAGATAAGCTATGTTCTGCGGTTCTGGAAATATATTTCCATAACACGGGAGAAATTGTGAAACCCACTAGTAAATCCAGGATTTGACGAGATTGTTGTGCATTTACCACATTCATATCTATTGTTTTTGGCGAGGCAACTGCATTGCGAATAGCTGTTTCCGTGATTTCATGAAAAATAATGCGCTTGGTTGTTTGAACTGGTAAATCAAAAAGCATGCATATATGCCATGCAATAGCCTCCCCTTCGCGATCATCATCTGTCGCCAATATGACTTCGTCAGCTAGCGCAATCTCCTTTCGTAGAAGTTCTACTTGTCGCGTCTTTTGCGGGTTATCAATAATAGTATATTTGGTTTGAAAATTATTTGAAACGTCAATAGCATCAAGTGAGTTTATTTCACGCAAATGTCCAAAACTTGCTACGCATTTGTATCCTGGGCCCAAATATGATTCTATTTTTCCACATTTTGCGGGAGATTCTACAATCACCAACGTTTTTGTAATTTTACTTTGAATCATTTTCTTGATCTTAAGTATATTTAGCAAAATATATTTAAGTCTATTTTCTATGTTGAAAAATTTATAGCAAAGAAGACATTGCTGGCGAAGAAGAATTTATTTTCTTAAACTGCCTCCATGAAATGTTAACAGCTGGCTTAACTTGCTCTTCCTTTTCTTCGTATTGACTGTTGATCTTGTCAGCCTTTCTAAGTGCGCTATCAACGTACAACTTCTTTAACAACATTCCTACCTCGTATGAACCTTCATGCTGGTCCAAATCGCCATCCTCTATCTTTTTTAATACGTCCAAGAACTGAAACAGAATTTGAAGATCAATCTCATCCTTTCGCACCTTGTTGTAAATGTCTGTGTAATACGTGAACAAGAATGTGCACTCTACCATTGCTTCTAAATTCAATTGATCTGGGTCACTACCAAACTTCTTCTTCAACATAATCAACGTATTCACATCCTCGCGAATTTGTTGACTGTGCTTTAAATTGCGTATATTTTCAGTCTGGTCGGCAGTATCATTTGCCTTGATCATTTGTTGGAGTTGTAACTTTTGAAATTCATCCATTATCAGTTATGATATATTTTAGAATACTATTTTTAAATCATTGAACAAAAGTATATATTTATTTTTGCTGGAAAGTATATTTTATAGTAATATTATATAAGATGTCCACACCTACAGTAAAACCAATGTTAATGACTGCGCCTCCCCATGGTGCATCATCTTATAGAGACGGTGCGGTTAAGACAGCCACTGCAAATGATAAAGCACAGGTTAATGTAATCAACCTTTCTGGCGGTAAAATACGCAGAAATAGACACGGTGGAGCTCTTCAAACTGTAATTTCACCAAAACTTGTTTCTGTCCCAAGTCCAGTTGCAGGAAATCAAACTGCCCAAAATGTTTCAAATAGAACCGTAGAAGGTGTTGTATCAAATCAACAAAAAAGTGGTTTTGATAATTGCATAGGACAAGGTCCTAGTTGCACTGCTGCAGTTCAAGCTTCACAAGCTCAAGCAGGCGGAAAACGCCGTTCAAAAAAATGGGGACGCATAAGCAGAGGCAAAAGTGGAGGAAAAAGTCATTCAGTAAATTGGGGGTGCATGAGTGGAGGTAAAAAGAGAAGAACCAAGAAAGTAAAAAAATCCAGAAAACACCGAAAATCAAGAAAATACAGGAAATAGATTGTGTTTATAGATTTGTATTCTATATTAGTTATTTATTTAGAATACAAATAACGAAGAATTATATATTCATAATATAAGTTATGCCAACAGGGAAAAACTGGATTAATTTTATATATATAAATTTAGGGTTCCTTGCTCAAATATTTGCCCTATATTTTTTTACAATGATGAATGAAATTCAAAAAGACTGGCCAAAATATAGATGCAATCCTATGTTTATGCCATTGTCAAATAACATCAGTGAGGATTTTACTTATTGTGTTCAAAATATGCAAACCAACTATATGGGTTATTTGCTTTCTCCATTGAATTACATCACCTCTGGTCTAACAGACCTTGGCAATGAGCTTTCTACTAATATTGCAGGAATTCGGGATATGCTTAGTGTTATTAGAAACTTTATTGGTAGCATCGTTGAAAATGTATTTGGCGTGTTTTTAAATTTGGTAATTGCCTTTCAAAAAATCACCATTAGCATTAAAGATTTGGTAAGCAAAATTATTGGCATTGTTGTAACTCTTATGTATGTATTAGATGGTAGTAATAAAACCATGGTTAGCATGTGGCATGGTCCTATGGGACAAATGGTTCAAAACCTCGCCAAACCAAATCAATGTTTTCACCCTAAAACAAAAGTAATATTAGAAAATGGCAAAATATGTTTTATGAAAGATGTTCCTTTGGGAAGTATTTTAGAAAATGGAAGCCGCGTTAGAAGTGTTATGCGAATAGATAATTTTGGAAATGAAGATCTTTATAAAATTGTCGGAAAAGGAGTTTTAGGAGAATCAATATTTGTAACTGGTTCTCACTATATTAAAAATAATTTTGGCAAGTTTATAAAAGTACAAGATTATCCTGGTGCTATAAAACAACACGAGTTATTTACAGAGGAATTTTCTTGTTTGATAACAGATGACCACAAAATTTGCATTGGCGATTGTACTTTCTGGGACTGGGAAGATTATTTTTTACACCCTTGAATATTTACATCGATAAATATATAACCCAATACAAAATTTTAATGTATTTATTGTAGAGCTATTTATTTTAATTATTATTTTTGTAAATTTTAAAATATAAAAATAATATATAATAATGAACAAGCGCGAATTTGGCGACCATTTGAAATTAAATCACGCTCCTTCACGTTCTAAAGATCACATTGAAGAACATAAAAAGATAATACAAGCTAAGTTACAAAATGAAAAAGATGATAATATTATAAACGAAAAAAAAAGAAGAAATTTTAAAGCAGTAGTATATCCAGATAATTATACTCTTGGAAGCAAATTTAAAATGCCCATTGTAGATCAAGGTACTCTTGGTTCATGTGTGTCAAATTCATTTGCATCAATAGTTCAAAGTTTAATTGGAGGAGAGTTGCCTTCACGATTATATTTATATCACAATGCATTAGTAGCAAGTGGAGAAGATTATAGGCAGGATTGGGGATTAGATGTATTAGCATCAGTTCCAGTATTTTTGAAATATGGAATAACAAATGAATCAAATTGGGTTTATAATGAAAATAAATTTGGAGAGTTGCCAAATATAAAAGCTTACCAAGGTGCAAATCTTGACCATAATATTACAAAAACTTCAATCCCTCAAACTGATAAAGCTATTAAGAATGCACTATTAAATGATCAATTTATAACATTTGGAATGAATCTTTATACCAGTTTTTTGTCAAATGCTGTCGCAAAAACGGGTATTGTTCCAATGCCAGTTGTTACAAAAGAAACTATTGAAGGAGGACACTGTATGCACATTGTTGGCTGGACAAAGTATAAAGATGGCGACTATTATATAGTGCGCAATTCTTGGGGAACTGGTTGGGGAAATAATGGAGATCCTATTAATCCAGTTTCAAATAAAGGAAACAACGGCGGATTTTGTTTTATACCAAGTGAATACATTTTAAGTGATGTGTTAGCATTTGAATTGGTTGGTATTTCTATTTCCAAAAAGTAAGGTGTAAATAGTCTAACAATTATGATGCATATTTGCAATCCGTATTTTGGACAACTGTTTCATAATGATACTTTTGCGCATTCAAGTAATTTGTAATTTCAGTTTCATAATACTTGGTATAATCATCTACATTTCTAACAATTACCCATAGTGAAATTTGTGATGGAACTGTAATTATGCTATATTGATACTCATTGTTTTTTTCCTCTCCAAGCTTAACAATCCAATATGGTCCATCAAATGGAGTACCTTGTAAATAAACTGTTAGTTTCCCAGGTTCGCTTGCATTCTTGTAATAAGCGTAACCAGAAATTTCTTCCAAGTTGCCATTTTTGTCAACCTGTGCGTTCAATACACTAATAGTTCCATTAGAATTTACACCATAATCTGCAGTTAAGCATGTTCCTTTTCCTTGAAATATTTTATTGGTAGGAGCCTGCAAAACCTGATACCATCTTCCTGTATACTTAGCAACGTCTAATTCTGCAACAGCTTCTGGATCAAATGCGCTTATGAATGCAGATGCAATGAAAAAAAGAGAAACTAATACTCTAAACAACTTCATTACTATATATAGTAAATAATAACAAGAAAGTTTTATATTCTTTACCAATTAGTTATAAGATGCGGTTAAAAATTGCACATTATAACATATACAATAATATAAAGCAAATGTCTGCAAATTTAGTTAATGAAATAACATTGGAGTATTTAATGAGTAAAGAACAGCATGCTAAATTCATGAATAAGAAAAAAGAAGGTATAAGTTCTTGCGAGCGCAAAGATAAGAAATTTTATAGAAAACGCATATTAAATTTGTCCAGAGATCTTTTGTTGAATCAGGACCCAGAGAATTTGTTACATGATGTTAAAGTTTCTTTTGACAATTATGTAAAAATATGTATTAATTATTTTAAAATTTTAGATGAAACTGATATTATTCAAGAAGATTATCATGAGATTAAAATATTAAACGATGCATTAGGCAAAGAAGACATTTCTACAACAGCAGCAGATGCTGACAAATTATTGATGCGTACAATTAAAACAAATAAGGGACCTCTTGACAACTTTGTAAAGATTAAGACTACAAAGCCGCCAAATCCACCAATTATTCCACTTCAAAAAGATATTAATTTAAAGGATCCTGAGCTGAAGAATAAAGGAATTTGTAAAAAGAATAATATCACTAATAAATATGAAGAATCTACAAAAATTTCAAAAGAAAACTCTAAAAAAGACAAAAAGACAAAGAAAAAATCACAAGCATCCAACAAGGAAAAACAGGAAAATGAAAAAAACAATGACCCAAGTATCGCGTAAAATACGCACAGGAAAAGATTTTATAAAATTACAGTGTAGTCCAAAGGTTGATAAAAATAATTTTAGCTGTTTTAATGATGAATCTCTAAATAAATTAAAGGATCTCTGGAATAAAAGACATCCTGATAAGGCTATAACTACAAATAATGCAAAAGATATATGGGAACAATTAAAGAATTATATGTCTAATATTTGCAACAAAGAATCGTGTTGGTTAAAACAGAATTTTGTAAAGGGGGATGCAGATGCTCAACTATTAGAATCATTTGCTCCTGCTTCTCCAGATGAATGGAAGAAGAAACCAGATGATTGGCTATCTAGCATGGATATATTGGATGTTATGAAACAATATGAAAAAGCCTATAAATGCTTTGAATTTTTAGGCCCATCACCAATTGATTTTGACACATCTAAGCTTTACGGCGAATGTGTTTGGGAGGAGTTGTGTCATTTTAATTTAGAGGAGCAAATTTCCAAGGGTAAGAAAAAATTTGGTGTTGTTTTTAACCTTGATCCACATTATTTGAGTGGTTCGCACTGGGTTTCTCTATTTATAAATGTAAAATCCAAATCAATATTTTACTTTGATAGTGGGGGCGATGAAATTCCTCCAAGAATCAAAAAATTTGTAGATCGCGTTATTGCACAAGGAAAAACATTAAAACCGTCAATTAAGTTTAAATTTGACCAAAATTATCCAGTTGAACATCAATATAATGATAGTGAATGTGGTATTTATACTTTGTATTTCATTTCCAATATGTTAGAAGACAAGATAACAGAAGAATATTTGAAAACACACATTTTAAATGATAAATATATGGCAAAATTTAGAAAAGTTTATTTTAATGATCAACTTTAGAATATTTTATTTGATGTTTAGCTTTTAGCATTTATTATTTTTTAAAATTATGATATAAAATTATTATTAAATGTAAGTTTATATTCAATAATAATGACGGGCGTTAATAAATTTTTAACAAATAAAAATGCTTCAACCTTGTGGGAAGTATTAAAGGAAGATGCTTTGAAAAATAAAACTTCTCAGGAAATTACTGAAATACATTCTAATTTTGATAAAATAATGACAAATTTTTTTGATGAACAACGCATAAATTTCAAAAACCTAATTGACATTAATAAAAAATTTATCCTAAGTTTTATGAAAATAACCGAAAATAAAACACAATTAAATGATGCACAAAACGTAAAAGCTGGGTTATACAAGGTTGAGGACATACAAGAAGCCAGAATGCAACAATTTGACAAGAAATATGAAAAAAGAAAAAAAGAGTTTGAAAATTCAATGATGCATAAAATACCAGATTCACCTAATTTTGCAGACAATGTTAACGATACTCCATTAGAAAATATAGAATCATTAATAGCTGAAACTATGCGTCAAAGAAATTTTGAAATTGATCAAATTGTAAGCGGTTCAAATACCAACAAGGCTGCGGTAGAAAACTGGTTGCATCCACAAGAAACTTCTCTAAAAACAGAAAATAGGGTTTCTAATGAACAAAATTTTAAATTAATTAAGATTGAAAATGAAGAGGTGGGAAACAGGGTTTTTGAAAATGATGTAATTAATCTTACTGCTGCAAATACTAATGCAAATAGATCTACTAGCACAAATGAACAAAAAAAACTTTCATGGGCTAAAAATAATGAAATGCGCATTTTTGACAAGGATGAAAACATATCCATGGATGTACGAGAAAATTTATTTGATCAAATGAAACCTGACTCAAATTATGCAAACATCCCTTCTACAAATGACATTTTTTCTAAATTAAAACCTATAAACACCTCCTTATCCTTTTTTGAAAGTAAAGCGAGGGAAGAAAAAGGAATTGAAAATGAAAATTTATTGCAAAATATTTTACAATTGGATAACAAAATTGATATAATTATCAAAAATCAAACCACATTAATAGAATTTTTGCAAAAGATGCAACCGCCAACTGTTCATGTTCCTTCTCCCACATTAGAGGCTGAACAATAGATTATTTAAGAAAAAGAACTTAAAGACCGCGGAAATGGTTATTTTGCGGTAAATACATATTCACCATCTTCCTCTGTTAAATATCCCATTAATATGGGCTGAGATCTACCATTCTCTAATGCAATTTGAACTGAATCAAAATCGTAAACCTCTTCGGTTCCCTTTCTAAGAATATATTTCTTTCCATTTAATTCAATTTCTACTGCCTCCCAGTCAATAGTACGTTTATTAATAGCAGCAATCTTATCTGTTTCGTCGGCACTAATAGAGGGCGTATAAGAAAATTTTTCACTTGTGGGATTACCAAAGTTGAGGCACACCAAATTTTCACCAGAACCAGCTCTTGCATGGACTGCACAGTCAATGGATGCCTCCTTTATAGCCTTTGTTAAATTAGAGCTTACTTCTTCCTTTATAGTAGATATTTCAAAGAGAGCTTCGTCACTTGTAAATGGCACATATTGAAGTTCTTCTCTTTCTGCCTTCTTAGCGGAGGATTGTTTTTCTTCTCCTTTTTCGCCTTCCTCTTCTTTACCTTCTTCTAGTGCTAATTTTTTACCAGGATTTACCATGTAGAGACGTTTGCTGCGATCTTGACGCTTAAGCTCAATGGATGCATCACTTGCTATCTGCTCAGGTGTAAATGTCATTAAATATAAAAACACTTCTACAGTTTGTAGTGCTTTGGGCAATCCCTGATGACTACAAATACGGCGAGCTCTACCAACCACCTGTTCAACGCGAACTGGATGCCAATAAGGTTCCATGATATGAACATATCTGGTATTTCTCAAGTTAATGCCCTCTGAACCAGAAGCAGTAATCATAAAAACCTTGATTATTTGCCCCATGTTATTATTGCTTGACATCTGTTTTAAACGATCCACAATTGCAGGTTCTTTTACAAGTCCCCAATCACCATTATAAATATTACGAATAATTTCTTTTTCCTCGGCTGATTCCGTACCAGTATAAAGTGCAAAGGTTGGTTTACCAAGATCTTTTTCTTGCATATCAATTTCCCATGCTCCAAGGGAATTCTTCTTAATTTTAAACTGGGCAAAGCCATTTTGGATTAAAACCATTGTAAAAATGCCGATACCCTCAAGCGTTCTAAACTGACTATAGACAAGATGCAATCCTTGGTACTCTGGATCCTGAATATTATCCAATATGTGCAAATATTTGCGGCTATAAACCTCTAATCCCTCTTTTGACAAATATTCGGCCGAATGCTCGCTCAATTGTTCTACGGCGGCCTTGATTTTTTCTTGATATGATCTATCGCCAAATTCGTCAATTATTTCGTCGCCTTCAACCTCACCTTCACCTGTAAAATCTACATCATCGTGCTGATCTTCCACTTCTTGCAGCGCAGCTTCAATGTTTTCTATTTTTCCATCTCCTGGCAAAGGTCTGCCAATTGCCTTTGGCATGACAAAATTGCAATAAAGACGAGAAAAGATTCTATAGGTAGAAGAAGGTTCCTTGTATATACCATCCTTGTCAATCTTACCCTTCTTCATCTTGGAATTCTTTTCTATTTTTCTTTCCTGTTGTCTTGCTTGCTCATATACGCCAAATTGATAGTCGCTCATAGGAATCTTTATAACGTGAAAATCCCCAGCTTTGTTAAATGAGGGCATTAGACCCTCTTGGGCACTTCTAAAATAAGAAGTTAATCCAATAATACGGCGCTTAAACAGCTCAACATTTTTTACCTTATTGGTTTGACCATCTATAAACCATAGTATAAAATCGTCCAACTTATCTGGGAGAGCCTTATTCACTTGTACTGTAATGCCAGTTGGTAATACGCTTATATCATTTTGTCTTAAAATGCGTATAATATTTTGCTCAAAACTTTCGTCGCTTATTTGACCACGTTCATCCAGTCCCCCAATTGATACTCCCTCAACACCTTGATACCCTTTTCTTGCATCAGTCTTGTTCATAAAACCAAATGGATTTCTTGTTACAGTTAAAACTTTGGATGCAGGGGAATAACTAATATAATCAAGAACTCGTTCTCTTTCAAGAATTGTTGATAGCGTCTCACTGTTAATCTTTGCAGAGGTTTTAACATCCAATGGGAAATTCCATGTTTTAATATATCCGCGAAGAATGTTGAATAGAATGGCAATCTCATTGGGATAGTTGATGATTGGAGTTCCTGAGAGCAATACTACGCGCGCATTTGATGCACTTAGCAAGAATTCATACAACTTTAATGAAAGCGCGCTAGCCATGCCTCTTTTTTGTCCCCTTTTATCCACTTCTTGCGCCTTTTCCTTGCTAATTTTATTCACAATGCGACTGATAAAGTTGTGCGCCTCGTCAATAATGACAACTGCATTGTCAAAAAGATTAACCGTATAATTTTCCGTCATTTCCCGAAGTCTTTCACTTCTTAGACCATTATAGCTAATAAACTTGTATTTATTTTGGATCATTTCGTCTTGTTGCTCTTCTAAGCTGGCTTTTTGTTCAGCTGTTAGCACATCATAATTTGATTTGAGACCTTCTTGATTTGACACATTTATTAACCACGCGCCTCTCCTCCTTTTAACATATTGCTTGGAAAGACCAAGCACACTTGCCAATGTATCTAAAGCTTCTGGGTTGGTCTCTGTTGAAATCCACTCCCAGTAATTATTTTTTTTGTATATAACATCACCGCATTTTTTTATCTCCTCAATGTAGTTTCGCTTGAGTGATGCGGGTGTCATAATGATGACTTGTTTGCCAGATTTCATCCCTTCTGCAATTGCAATTGATGTGCATGTTTTACCGGAGCCAAGACCGTGATATAAAAGAAGACCACGATAAGGCGTGTACAAATTTAGGTAGTCGCGGACAATTTTTTGATGCGTTAGCAATGAAAAATCCTTGGACTGATTTCCAATGTTTTCACATGAAATGCCCGCTTCATCATCTAATAACTCTTGACGATAAGGTTCAAATAGATCATTTATGAAATTTACAAATATCTCGCGGTTATTGAGGTAGTAATTGGAAGAAATAATATTTACTGGTGGTTTCGGTTTTGGGAATCTTTTGGAAAGAGGAACATCTCCAATTTGAATCATAGAACCAGGACCAAAACGCTCTGTACCCCTTTCAACCTTGGTTGTTCGTCTTTTTCTGGCTGTTGCACGACTAGTTGTTGGTAATTCAATTGTAAATTCGTCTTCTTCTGCTGCCGCTTCTTGTCCCTCTTCCAGACCTCTTAATGAAGCTTCAGTAAGTTTTCTAATTTTCCTTGGTTTAGCTGAAATTTCAGTTTCTTTTCCTATATCTATTGTTGCTCTTCCTATACCCATTGATTCTTTAACACTTACTTTTTTCATACGACTTTTTTTAAGCCGCTCCTTAAAATCGTCATCATTGTATTCTTCACCTCTTTCATCTATAATATCGGGGCCTCCTATATTTACATTTACTGGGCGACACTCTAAATCGGTAGGTTTTATTGCTAATTGTTCAGTATATAGGCCTAAAGGGTTCATATATATTTTCAATATAAAAAACTATTTAATTTTCTCCAATCTCTGCAAGTGCCTCATTACAAGCAATTTGTTCAGCCTTTCTTTTAATCTTATGGGTGCCTTCTCCCATGAACACAAAAATTTTTCCATCATTCTTATCCATATATTCGTGCATTGCAGCAAATGTTTTTATCGTTTTAATAGGTATAGCATCCTCGTAAGAAACATTATAAATTTGTTGTCCAATGCATAAGTATACTCCCATTTTGTATCCATCATCTACATCATGACTAATCTCAATATAATGAGGCGTGACCTTGAACTCCTTCTGGATCTTCACTTGTAGAATATTCTTGTAATTATCATCATTCTGGATCAAGGCAATCCAGTTAATATGCTTTTCAAAGATGGTTTCAATGAATTTTTGCGCCATTTGAAACCCTGGTCCAGTTGAGAAAAATCCAGTAAACCATCCCTCATCATCATGTATGCTAATCTTGTTGTAATCTAGAAAGAGTGCTCCAATAAATGCTTCAAAAAGGCATCCCAGCTTCTTAAGATTGGTTCTCGTCTTTTTTTCCTCTGCATTTCGTGAAAGAATTAACCATTTATTTAGGGACATTTCCATGGCGATTCTACCAATAGCCTCATTTTTGACAATGGCGATTTTCTTCTCTGTCATAAATCCCTCATTCTCTTTAGGAAAACGCTTGTACAAGTAATATTTTGTTACCAACTCAAGAACGCCATCTCCAAGAAATTCTAGGCGTTCATTGGACTTTGTTTTTAGCGGAAGACAATTTTCCGGACGATCACTAATTTGAATATTTTGCTGTAGATTCTCATATTGAGGTCGCTTTGTATAAGAACGGTGGACAAATGCTCTTTTATATAGTTCCAAGTTATACACTGTTGAAGGTAGCCCATAATGAGTGAGAATAGATTGAACTTCATTCAATGTAATCTCAGCATTTTGCGGATTATATGGATTCCAAATCAAGCCATCTTCACCTTTAATTATGTCGTCGTCGTGCAAAAGAGATTTTACGTCAGTCATTGTAATATATATTAAGCGTGGTTAACTTTATATTGATTTTATATTGATTTTAGAATTGTCTTATTTTCGTATTTTTGCAAAGGTAAAAATTCTATATAAGACAAAATATTTAGGGTTTTTGATTTTTTAAATAAAAAAAATATTTGGGTAGTATATACCATGGTGTACATGAGCGGTAGCAAAATGAGTCGCAATGCAGCGTCAATTATCAATCGTCCCACGTGCGGTGGTCCTAAGAAAGGCGGTTTGGCCCCAAGCGTTGGTTGGTTTTTATCAAGCAACCCTTATTTACTTAGAGCCACTAATACTTCCATTCAATCTCGTTTCTGTCTTTTTAAATTTAACAGAACCATCCAGACACAGAAGTATGGATACAGCGCCGTTCACGGTGGAAATATGGGTTAAACCTAATTATAATATTGACGCCTGTCGTTTTACATATATATTATTTAGTTTTGTGCAAATTAAATAATATATGTAAAAAATAATATAATAACTTTGTCATTTACTTACTATAATGATCATTCGTTTGGATAACCGAGAGGCAGAGTTATTAAATGCTTGTAAATTTATAATTAGCTGCAGCCCATCGTTTAAAGATTTGCAAATAGAAGTAGTTAACTTGCCAATTGGCGATATTATTTTACTAGATGAAAAGGAAGAAAATGAGAATCTTAAGGAGAAGGTTATTATTGAGAGAAAGTCGCTGAATGATTTGGCTGCGAGTATTAAAGATGGGCGTTATGAAGAACAATCTTATCGTTTAAATGGTTCAAATACGCATAATCATAATATTATTTATTTAATTGAGGGAGATTTGACTAAATTCAATCTTTTTAAGCAGAGAATGGACAAGATGACACTATATTCATCTATTATTTCATTAAATTATTATAAGGGATTTTCAGTTTTTAGAAGTAATGACATTCAAGAGACTGCGCTAATTATTTGTAATATGGCGTATAAATTATTTAAAGGAGCGCGAGACGGAAAGATGCCTTTTTATAAGAATCAAATAGCACATAATATTAATGTAAATCATGATCAAAATCATGATCAAAATGCTAATGATCAAAATGATAATGATCAAAATGCTAATGATCAAGAGGAAAAGGATTACTGTAGTGTAGTAAAAAAGGTTAAAAAAGAAAATATAACTGCAGATAATATTGGAGAGATTATGTTGTGTCAAATACCTGGAATAAGTTCAGTATCTGCTATTGCAATAATGAAAAATTTTAATACTATTGGCAATTTAATTTCTTGTATTAAGGCGGATAAAAATTGTCTAAAAGATATTAGTTATACAAATTCAAAGGGTCAAACTAGGAGGATAAGCAAGACGGTTATTTCAAACATTTCAAAATATTTGGATTATTAAATTTATTTAGGGGAAAAATATATTTTTAAAAAATTTTAAAATTTAGAAAAATATTATCTTTAGCTATTATAGGAAAGAAGTTTTTACGCTGCTAATGAACATTTAAATTCTCGGCTTTTGAATGCATATTTATTTATATGTGTATATTGCATTATAACTTATAATTTGCGTTAGAATAAGGTAATATAAAAAGAGGGACTACCTTCTGCACACGATGCATAGAAAGCAGTTCATCTTAACTGCACCAATATAGTATAAAATTTATTTTTGAATGTGTTGGACCCAATTTATTTTTTATAAAAATAAATTGGGCGTCCAAAGTTGGTAGAATGTGAGTTGTATTTGGAGTTTTCTAGAAGCTAATCCTGAGGTTGGCTGCAACTAGAGCAAAAAAAATACTAACTTGTAGATTTTCCTTGGAAGATGCTACAAGATAGTTTCTAAAATACCGAGGTTTTTCGGTAGCCATTTTGAGGTTATGCTGGACTGTTGTCATTATGGAGCAATTCACGTAGTATGCAAGTTCAATTCTTGCAACGCCTACATAATATAATATTTTAATATTATTATATTATCTATATATTATATACTATGTCAAATATTACTTTAGCTTTAAAATGTGGTTCACAAAATAATACTGTTAAAGCAAACCCTGGTTCTTTTTCTAGATCACTTGTAAGTTCATCCAAACCAAATATTTTGAATAAGGAAAAAGCTATTATTAAAGTTAATCCATCTATTGCAGTTCAAAATATTGAACATAATTTTAATAATGGGTCTCTTGTTTATTATAACAAATTGAATACTCCGTTTAATATAACTCTTTGTGGAAAGTTTTGTAAAATGTCAAAAAGACGCGGTTTTTGTGGAAATAAATATATAGAATCTATTAAATTTGCAGATAGTCTTGTAACAAGAATTGGGCATTATTCATTCAGTGATTGCGTTAATTTAAAAGAAGTTTATCTTGGAAAAAATGTATCAATTATTAAAGAATTAGCATTTAATAGTTTTTCAAATATTAAATTTAAAGTTAGTGAAGAAAATCCTAAATTTGCGTCATTTGAAGGAATTCTTTTTAATAAAGATTATACAAAAGTCTTGCATGGAGATTTTCCTAGTATTTTTGAAAATGGTTATCGTGTTCCAAATCAACCAGACAAATTATTATGGGATCATATTACCAGTTTTGGCGGACATGTTTTGACAAATTATAGTCATTCTTTTAATATGACATTTCCTCCAAATTTAAGAAGCATTGGAGACTCTGCTTTTGATTTATTAACTGTATCCAATTGTACTTTAATAACCCCAAAAAATCTTAATAATCTATCTATGTATTTATTTAAAAATTTATCATCTAATTATACAGGTGGTTTAGCAAAAGGTGCCTTTAATGAACCTATTAATATATATATATCAAAAGGAATCAACCAAATTAACGAGACTGCATTTGATTTTTTTTACGGAAATGTTACTGTTGATAAAAATAATAAACATTTTTCTTCTTATAACAATGCCATATTTAATAAGGACAAATCAACATTAATACGGTATATTAGTTTACCTCCAACATTAAAGAAATCTATTACTAGCTTTTCTATTCCTTATGGAGTGGTTAATATAAAAGGATATGCCTTTTATAATAGTTTATTGGAAGAAATTCTTGTTCCAGAAACTGTAAAAAATATTGATGTTGGTGCTTTTAAATCTTGCAAAAATCTTAAACGCATTATTTTTTCGCCAAGAATTAAATTGTGCAAATTTGGAATTTTTACTTTTAAAAAATGTAATATAAATAGATGCATAGAAATTATATCGTCTAGTCAATATAGAAACTGGGACGATGACGATAAATTTGGTAGCGATATGTTTTTATTTTCTGGTGATGTACGTATGACTGATTATATAGCGGGCAATGATAAAATAAAATTAACGCCTGATGTTCCGTGTTTAAGGGATTTCAAAAAGATTGTCAAACATATATTTGTATCAAACAAAGTTAAAGTTTATGATGTTGAAGATGAAAATGTTAAAAGTCCATTTAAAAGCACTATAACATTATACGAGGATGTTTGTGATGAATATAAAAAAGTTGCAAAAAATTTAATTTCTAATGGATATGATAATGCAAATGTTCAAAGAAATGCAACAATGGCGGCAATTGTATATTTAGCTGTAGGATCAGCTAGAATTTATTTTGAAAAAATTAATAATTCTAGTGCGCCTTCTAATAACAAAGTTAAAGAAGACAAGCTTGCTTTTAATGCTGCAAATAAAGCTATATTGAATGAAGATTTTAGTAATATATATAATATTGCATACAATGCTGCATACAATGCTGCATATAATGCATATATAACTGCTCCCGTTTCTAAGAAAGTTACTACAATTGTTGAAAATAATAAAGTTAGCGCGGCTATTTCAAATAATAAAAATGATTGTAATCAATTGACTTGTTTTTCTGGAACTAATTCTTTTAAAGAAGCTATGGTTGCATTTGCAAATAAATTTAATATTGTTAATTATGATGCAACTATTAGTAAAAGCGTGAAAACACAAAAAATTAGAATAAGGTTAAAAATTGTAAATGGTTCTATTATCACTGGTAATAATATTTTACAAAATTTTGGAAGAAACTGGTTGCTAAAAAATAATAAAATTTCTATGACACCAATTGAATTGATGGATTTCGCATGCAATTCTATTGTAAATACTGCAAAAAACACTGGTGCAAATGTTATCGGTCCAATAGGATTTCCAAATAAAAGATTAGTGGCAAAATTTTATTCAAATTATCATTTTGATAAAAAGATTCGTGAAAATTATATGATTATTAGTTATAAAAATTTTGGCTCCCGTATTGCACGATCTTTTACTGGAAGAGACCCGTTTCGCAATGTTCCAAGAAAAATTAGGGAACGAATGCATGGCGATCGAAATCCTCAAGATGTTGACGTGCTCTCCTCTATCAGTAAAACCGACAATATCGCATGTTTTACCATTTATGTAATAGAACCAACAAAAAAAACACTTGATTGTTTAAAAAATTTTAAAATAGCACCAAATCTTATAAAATTTATTGCAAAATATGATAACGACAACGAAGATAAATGTATATATGTTAAAATATTTTTATTTGGAAATTACGCAACTTATTTATTAGATGCAAAAAAAAAACTTATAAAACTAATAAATCAAAATGGGGCGCTTGCTATATATGGCCCTACTAATATAGCCGGGGGATTTTCTTATATTAGCAGTTCCATTTCATTTATTCTAAACAGTAAATATGTAGACAAAATGACAAGAGATCGGGCAAAAAAAGAACTTTTTGGTTTTCGTAAATTAATTGATATTCATGATCCTACTCCTAAAACTGTAGAGGATTTAATGGGTCTAGATTTACCGCCATTTATTGATATAGAAATAAAATTATAATAGTAGAAAGCCTTTCAGGTATGCCATTTTACACATTTTATAAACTTGTAAAATGTGTAATAATTGTGAAAAGGTGCAAATGTCTAGGAATTTATTTTCTTTAGGTAATATAAAAACTGTTTAATTTTTTGCGCCCTATTTATTTTTAATAAGAATAAATGGGGCGCCCATGGCTGGTAAGATGTGAGTTGTTGGTCTCTAAGTGGCGCAAATCCTTCAAGGTTGCTAATCTTAGAAAAAATTTGGAATTTGGGTTGGAAGCCCAGTTTGCTAGACACGGTTAGGGAAGAATACAAGTTTTTACAAAATTTTGTTTGACGGTACCTGTAAGTACGATGGTGGTTTAGAAACCACCTTGTGTACTACCTTTATTGCATAATTTGATTGTTCTTTGCTTAGAGTAGTAACTTTGGCATTGTCTGGGATGGTTGCAGGGATAGCTCAGTTGGTAGAGCACCCCCTTTAAAAAGGGAGGGGGTCGGGAGTTCGAGTCTCTCTCCCTGTATTGTTAATGCGTTTCTTGCATTATGTAGGATAGGTGGTAGACTTTGAAGCGAGGGCGCCAGTCTTCGTGTAGTCGTTGGTGAAATACCACTTTTTGCAATAAAAATGTATTAATACCACACCACTTCCAAACTAAATTTCAAATTTTAAATCTCTACCGGGGGATCCGGTAGCCGCTATCATATGCAAGGAGTCTGTGTCAAGGTATCTATTTTGGTATACAAGATGAAACCTCTTGCAAGATGAAGATATTTTTGTTGCGGAACAATTCGCATGTGTGCCCGGTGTCTTAGCGATTCGCTAGCGATGCCGGCTGATAAACATGTACGTGAGAAATTATTTACGTGGCAAAACAGGGTGAGCATGCAAAGCTGGTTCGATTCCAGTAGCGCCTCGATTAAGATATATTAATTTCAATGTTACAAAAATAAAACAAAAAGAAAAAATCTATTATGGTCCCTATTTATTTTTAATAAGAATAAATAGGGCGCCCATGGAGGTAGGATGCTAGTTGTAGTTAGAAAGTCTGGAGTATAATTCTTAAAGAAATGAAGTTATATTGCATATAGTGCAATTAGTCTTAAACTCTATCAAGGAATTTGGTAGCCGTTATCAGCGTATAAATTGGATCTCGGGCCCCCCTGCAAGACAGTGGGAGGGAAGGTAAATCTGAACTAAAATGACGTGCGTTGAGATATGTTCTGTTGCGGAACAATTAGCATAATAGCGGGATCGTTACCCGTAGCGCCCTATTATAATATTATATTATGTTATATTATATTATAATGACAAAGATTTCTTTAGCATCAATGCCACGTACAAATAATTATACGTTATTGAAAAATTCAAGATTAGATACTTCCTTGTCACATAATTCCAAAGATGGTATTTTTAATATGAAAAAACAGAAAATACTTGAATGGATGCAAAGTTATAGATCAAATAATCGTGCATTTTTGCAAAATTCAAAATTAGCTAACAAGTCCAAAGAGGGTGTTTTAAATATAAAAAAACAAAAAATTCTTGGATTGGAGCAAAATTATATAGAAAACACTATAAATAATGAAAAAATAGTACCGTACACCAGTACAGACATTGACACTAGCATTAAAGGAACTAAAGACATTCTGGTTGATTACTTTGAATGCGAGATTGGAAAAAATCCTAAAGAGTATATGCCAAAATTTCCACATAAACCATTTGGTGCAAAGATTTTAGGGAACTATTGCGTAGTTAGGAACGAGTTTAAAAATAACAAATACATAGAATATATTGAATTACCTGATAGTGTATATAGAATTTCACCATTTGCATTTTACAACTGTCCAAATTTAAAAAATGTTTTTATTGGAAAAAATGTAACAATCATTGCAGATACAGCATTTAAAACTTTCTCAGACGTCAAGTTTCGCGTTGATAAAAAAAATAAAAACTTTGCATCAGTTGGAGGAATGCTTTTTAATAAAGATTTTACAAAACTTTTGCATGGACCATTCCACATGCTTCAGTCAACTGGTTATCCTGCTCCAAATGACAAAGATAAAGCAAAATTAATATGGGATCGCATTACAAGTTTTGGTAGCCATGTTTTAACAAATTATGCATATTTAGAGAACATTGAATTTCCACCAAATTTAAGAAGCGTTGGAGAATCTGTATTTGAGTTATTTTCTAGTGATGGAGTTATAACAACACCAAAAAATCTTAATAAGTTATCACCTTATATGTTTAAAAACATAGGTTTTAAAAATTGGATATTGAATGATGCTAGAAATTGCACAGATTGTCCTAGCAGACCTTGTCCCTCAATATATATATCAAAAGCAGTTAGCATCATTAGTGAAACAGCATTTGATTCTTTTTTTGGCACAGTAGAAGTTGATAAAAATAATAAAAATTTTTCTTCCTACAATAATGCAATATTTAATAAAGACAAGTCAAAGTTGATACGTTATATTAGTCCAACTTTAAATCCCAATGACAATCACGGTTCTGCAAAAAAATTTGTAGTTCCGCACGGTACAATTTGTATTGCAAATTACGCATTTCATAATAGTTTGGTTGAAGAGATTAGCATTCCCGAAACTGTAAAATATATTGGAGTTGGAGTTTTTAATATGTGCAAAAATCTTAAACGTATTAATTTTTCACCAAGAATTGATTTGAGAAAATTTGGAACATTTACTTTTTACAAATGCGATATAATTAAATGCATAGAAATTATATCATCTTCCACATATAAGCATTGGACTGACAATAATTTTAGCAACGCTTTTTTATACGCGGGAAACTTAAGACTGACAAATTACATAGAAAGTGAGGGTTTGCTTCCTGATGTTCCAGCTTATAAAAGTTGCACGGAGATTGTAAAAAATATATTTAAATTAAAAGAACTTGAAATAGATGAAGAAAGTTCATGGTATAAAAAAATTATCAAAAAATGTAGAGATGTTGCCAAATATTTTATTAGTAATGGAAGAGATAATAAAACTGTAGATACAGTTATAAATTATTTTGCAAATATATATATTGCTGTAATTATAAGCAAAAAAAAATTTATTAAAGATGATCCTTATCCCTATCCTAATGAAAACCACCAATATATTAAGAACTATGATTCACATACTCATAATGCTTTAACTTATGCAATAAATGCAACTGTGAATGTAGATGAGAATCAGCTATACGATAACGCATATACAGCTGCATGCAATGCATACAGTTCATCAAATGTGAATACATATGGTCCTATTGACATTTCAAACCATTATTATGTTGCTGGTGAATCTCCGCGCTATTTTGATAAAGATCTTGATAATAGACTTAGAATTAGATTGACGTTTAGAAATAATAGCATTATTTCAAATAATAAAGAGTATCCATTAACAAACAAACCAAATGATTACTTTATGATGATTGCATGCAACCTTATTTTAAGTGCAGTAAATGAAACGGGAGCAACTAGTGTTGGGCCAATTAAATTGCCAAACCGCACGCTAATGAAACATTTTTATGTAAATTATCACATAGAACCAAAGGTTAAAAATACTCACCCACTATTGTCTTGTACAAGTTTTGATAATCATTATCATTTTATGAAAAAAAATCGCGGAGGAAATGGACTTAATAATACAACATCAACATTAATTTATATAATAGAACCAACTCAAAATACTATTGATTATTTAACGCCCGATGTTAAGTCAACTTTCATAGTAAGTAATAATCGTAATAAGGAAGTTGGATTAAAAGTTTTAACAAAATATAATAAAGAAAAATGCATGTACCTTATAGTAAAAATAAAATCAAAGTGTATTAATTTAAGAAGAAGCGCAGAAAAAACTATTCTTTGCAATGTTAAAAAATATGGTGCTGTCTCAATGCATGGGCCATTGTATGGAAACTTTAAAAAACAAGGAATTGCGTTATTAAACAGTAAATATGTTGATAAAGAAACAAGAGAAAGGGTAATAGAAGAAAACTTTCTTACGAGGATCATTTATATTATTAATCCTACAGAGCAAACATGGAACACCTTTGGAAAACTAGTTTTCCCAGAAATTATAGATGTTAGAAGAAAAGTAGGTCTATATGATTCATAGACGAGAACTCTACTATATATATTCAAATGCAACTTTACCAATAAATGAAATAAAAATGCAAACTTCTGTGGATGATTGTCTGATTACAAATCTTCATCGGTGTAAAAATTTAATATTAACATTTTTATAATGGACGTTTTGTTTGGGTTGGTTTTGCTTTGGGCATTTTACACATTGTACAAATATGTTATGACTGCAAATTATAGTGCAATTATTGTGTCAATTGTAATATATTTTTTACTCTCACTCTTAATAAAAAATAAAACTACTGTGCTTTTATTAACAATTACATTCACAAATTGTTTTTTGTTATGCAAATTGTTGAATCGCATATTTTCAATTATAAAAGTTTTAACAAAGAAACCAATGTAAATAATATGGAAAATAAGATGAATTAAAAAAATAATTCATATTATATATAAATGAAAGAAGACCTCTTTAAAATGATTGGCTTGTTTTTTGCAGTTCTATTTTTAGTTTATTTAGCAGTAAAAGGTATGAAATTGCATTTTCAAGTTGTAGAAGGGTTAACAAATAAGTCTGCAACTGAAAATAAAAAAACTGATTCTTATGGAGAAGCCGGAGATGCTTCAGGGTATGCAGCTGCTATTAAAGCGCGATCAATCCAAATTCAGGATGGTCTCTTAATAGACAAGTACAGAAGTGATTATGAAAATGTCCTTATCAATATGGACGATCATTTGAATCTTCTTGCTCTAAAAGAGGCTTTAAATTTGAAGAAAGACGGACCAGAACATCACGAAGGAATTGCCAGAATAAATGCTTACCATAATGCTCGCACAAATTTGAATCATTCAATGAAGTTTTTAGACAGCCAATAGGCGCTTTGCATTATATTCATGTAGGGCAAAATTTTCAAAATTTGCAAAATCCATGCTACATCCATGTAGGCAACGCCCTACATCAATGTAGGTAAATTTTTATAAATAGTTGAAAACTTCGGCCCTACATCATGTAGGTAAATGCAAACTATTTGGGTCCCAAGACCCATGGACAAAAAGGCCTTTTGGACATTTATTTTTGTCCATTTTCAAATTCTGAATTTACTTTTGGGAATTTTTTTCTACTTGTTTTCGAAAAAATGAATTGAGAGCATAATGCTCTAAATGCAGATTTTTTAATTATTAGTTTGTTACTGAACTTTTTTAAAGAAAAAAAATCATCTTTGAAAAAACCGTTTAGGAATATTTTTCAATGGATACATTATGGATACATTGGATACAAAAAACGCGCCAAAAAGCGCTAAAAAATATTATTGTTGCATATGTGATGTAAATTGCTGTAAAAAAAGCGATTTGGAGCGACATATTTTAACCGATAAACATAAAAAAGCGCAAAATGGATACCAAATGGATACAAATGGATACGTCGGCGTCGCCATTTTGCGCTATACGTGCATATGTGGCAAAGAATACAAATATAGTCAAGGGTTATCCAAACATAAAAAAACTTGTTTTAAAGCGGGAAGTGTATTTCCTTTGATTAGTAATGATACTCCAGTAACAAGTGAGGTTTTTCTTGAAATTATAAAGCAGAATCATGATTTTAAAGAACTTATTATAGAGCAGACAAAACAATACCAAGAATTGCAAAAGCAAGTACTACAAATTGCAAACAAGTCTTCAAATGTTATTAACAACAATACAATGAACAATAGTTTTAACCTGAATTTCTTCCTTAACGAGACTTGTAAAGATGCCATGAATTTAACAGACTTTGTAGATTCGCTTCAACTCACCTTAAAAGATCTTGAAACTACTGGGAAACTAGGTTATGAAGAAGGCATATCCAAGATTTTTATTAATGGTTTGAAAGAATTGGAAGTAAATAAACGTCCAATTCATTGCACGGATACAAAGAGAGAAAAACTATATGTTAAAGACAAGGATAATTGGGAAAATGATCAAGAAAAAGAACGTATACGAAAGGCAATACGAAAAATTGCAAATAAGAATGTCAACCAGATTAACGATTGGATAGAAGCTAATCCAGACTCTCAAGACTACGATTCAAAAAAGAATGATCAATATTTAAACATTGTTCTCAAGGCTACTGGAGGAAGTACAAAGGAAGAAGAGGAGAAGCGAATTACTCGCGTTATATCTTCTATTGCAAAACATGTGGAAATTGATAAAAGTGCTTTGTAAGGGTTAAAAATATTTTGAAAATATTTTCAAAATATTTAATATTTGTTTTTATTATACGGAAATGAAACACAATATAATGAATTTTGCAGATAATCAATATATTATAGGTATAATATTAGCAGCAATTTTAATTGTTTCGTTATTATTATTATTACATGTAATTTTAAAAAATCAAACAAAAAAACACAAATTTACAGTTATGCAAGAATTGGAAAAAGAATACTCTCCAGAAAAATCAGTAATACCACTTAATATTTTTCAAACATGGCATACAAAAAATCTTCCACCTAATATGGCTAACTGCGTGAAAAAATTAAAGGAGGATAACCCTGAGTTTGAACATTATTTATTTGACGATAATGATTGTCGCGAATTTATAAAACAGCATTTTAAAAAAGATGTTTTAGATGCATTTGATACTTTGATCCCTGGTGCTTACAAAGCAGATTTGTGGCGTTTATGTGTTCTTTATATTCGCGGTGGCATTTACATGGATATAAAATTTGAGTGTGTAAATGATTTTAAATTAAAATACCTGACTATGAGTGAACATTTTGTTAAAGACAGAATTTATTCTTTTATTTATTATTTTGGATATTATTATGGAATATATAATGCATTTATGGTATGCAAACCAGGAAATCCTTTTTTAATGAGATGCATACGCATTATTGTTAAAAATGTAAAAAATAGAAACTATGGTGTATCTCCATTAGACCCAACTGGTCCCATGCTTTTAGGTAGAGAATATAAAACTAAAAATTGGAATTTTCCAGTAGATATGTACCATAGCAATGTAGATTCAAGCATAATTTATAGGAATATTTCAATTGTATCATCTTATAAAACTTATAGGGTTGAACAAAAAAAGAATTCAAAAAAAAAGTATTATGGAGAATTATGGAGATCTGGAAAAATTTATACACCGACGAAGATTTAAAATGGGACAAGCGGCTTATTTTTTAATTTATTTATCGGCAACGTTGGTCTTGAATCTCTGCTGAGACGTCCTTCGGGCGTCCCATTATAAATATTCAAGGGTGTAAAAATAGTATCACCTTATAAAAATTTATATACGTTCTAAAATTGTTAGCCCGTTATTATTTGTAAAACGTTCGCGCAATTTCCAATTTGTATTATCGTGTAAAAACTCTTCAATTGCTGGCCACAGTCCTTTATTAATTTCATTAAGTAAAAATCCTGATTGAATACTTTGATCATATGCATTCCATCCATTTCTTATTGATTCGCCCAACCATTCGTCAACTGTAGTATCATGCATAATAATATATTTTTTTGTAATTTTACTAAATTTTGCTAATTCTCTTTTTAGTTGAGCGTATACATGCCAAGTATCAATAAATGTTAAATCTACTTTATCATCTAAATCTAGAGCCAAATCATTAATCCAATAATAATTTATTTTTAAATCTGTATTAGCAGTTTTATACAATAATTCAAGAATATTGCATTCATCAATATCATTCATTATTAATTTTTTATTTGGTTTATTATTGTTTAATAAACCATGTGAAAATGCCCAAGAAGATGTTACTCCACGAACCCCCAATTCAAGAATTGTTTCACATTCTCTTGCATACTTTTCTAATGTGGGCAAATGTTCATTTATATCACTAGGAATATTAGATAGCTGTATAAACTTTTGATTAACTAAATCCATTTTATTATTTTTACTAATAGTACTTTTAAGTTGTAATTATAGACATTAAATATTAACTTTATAAAATAAAACGTTACAATATAAAGGTTTTATTTTAATTAAATAATGTCATTTGGAAAATATACATATGGTAATCCAATTGTACACTGGAAAAATGATAATGCTAAATTAATAGTAGGAAATTTTTGTTCAATTGCAGGAGGGGTAAATGTATATTTGGGAGGAAATCATAGGACTGATTGGGTGACAACATATCCATTTGGTCACATACACAACAATATATTCAATAATTTTAACGGTTCTGGTCATCCATCAACAAAAGGAGATGTAGTTATTGGCAATGATGTATGGATTGGTAGTAATGTAACAATTATGTCTGGAATTACAATTGGAGATGGTGTTGTAATAGCCAATAATAGTCATGTTGTTAAAAACGTAGAATCATATAGTTTAGTTGGGGGAAATCCAGCAAAATTAATTAAATACAGGTTTACCCAAGAACAAATAAACAAATTACTAGAAATTAAATGGTGGAATTGGGATGATGAAAAAATTAATAAATTTTCTACATTATTGTGCAATGATAATATTGACGAATTTATAAAATTAGCATTAAAATAATTTACTATGAAAATTCTTAAGATTTTTTCAAAGATTTAAATTATGCAACAAGAATGTTGACTTCATTGCCAGCATATCTTCCTTCTTCTACGTGTTTTTCTGTATAATTTTGACCCCCCCAATTATCATCCATTGCATTATCACTAAAAAGCATATTTTCATTAGATTGGTTTTGTAGTTCTGGATTTGTTTGCGCGTCTATATATTGTGATGTGTTATCAAAATCTTGAAATGCAGTTTGACCTGTTGAAGAAGGAGGTAAACCGCCTTGCAATTCAGTAACGCTTGGTCTTACCTTGTATACGCGATTTCCTTGCGCATCATATGTATTTTGCAAATACAAAACAGGACATCTTATTCCAGCACCATGCTGCCATTCAATAAATTCAACATATTCTTCTAAATTATTAAATTCTACTGGATTTACGCCAGGAACCTGATCTAATTTAGAATTGTATAAATAGAATTTTGCCCCTTTTTGTATTAAAACATTTGGACATCTTTGTTTACCATCCATGCTTGTAAATCCTTCTCTGCACCTGGAGTAATATACCCCTCCAATCAAAAACACAAATAGTATAAATATAAATAAAATGGAATTCATATATAATACAATGCGATAAAATAAAAACGTGCTCTTAAAGTTTTGTGAATTTAATTTATGCTAATTTATTTTTATCTACTTTTATTATAAGAGATATATTATGATTTTTTTGCATATTAATCCTTCAAAAAGAGATACTGCGTTATTTAATAAGTATATTGAGTCTGGTAAGCAGATTTTTGTTTTATTTTATATGGAAGGTTGTGGGCCATGCAATGCCACTCGCCCAGAATGGTCTAAAATTAAATCTGTCTTAGAAAAGAAGTATGCACATAACAATAATATAGTTGTTGCAGATGTTGATCAGCAACTTTTAAATGAGATTAAATACGTTTCTGGAGTTTCTGGTTTTCCTACGATGCGTTATATAGCAAAAAAAGGAAAGGTTAGTGAAGAGTATGAAAAGAGCTCCGTCAAATCAAAGGATCGTTCAGTAGATTCCTTTATTGAGTGGATTGAATCAAAGGTGAAACCATATAATTTAGAGCATTCTAAACATGTAACAAAAACTCGCGGGCATCATGTTTCAAGAAAACGTGCGCGTGTTCAAAGAGGCGGAGGTAAATGGTCGCAAAAATATAGAAATAGTATTAATTGTAATAGACCCAAAGGATTCTCGCAAAGACAGTTTTGCAATGCAAAAAAGACTCGCAAGATGCGTAGATAAATTGAAAAATAATAAAAATAATTTGTAAAAAAGTGCAATTGTGCAGTTTTATACAAATAGAAACGCAATATTAAATGGATCTAATGTTAGAGATTTATAGTGTTCAGTTTCAGGTTTAACTGGTGCTGTGCTATTATCATCATCATCCAAATCCCACGCAATTTCTCCACATTCCCAATCTAGTGGCTCTTGCAGAGGCTCAAATATTAAAATTTTTTTACCATTGGCACCAGTTTCTGGTACATTATTATTTTTTTCACAAATAGTAAATTTGTGCATTTCTTGTCCCTTGCTTTTGTACAACTCGTAAATAATTGGAAGTCTCCATAAGAAACAATTTGCCAATTTGATATGCAATAGAGCAACTAATAGCAATTTGGTGTTTGTTCGCATTATATACTATATAATAATGTAAATAGTGCTTTGAATTGTTTTTATATATATTTATATTTGCTGTCGCAAAATAGAAAAATACAACATAAACACAACTTGTTTATAAGAAATAGGTTGTAATCTTTAACAAACAATGGAAGTTGAAAATCCATTGCAAGCAGATGTACTACATATAATAGATATAGAAATGCCTAATGCAAAAGAAATTATTTCAACAAGTGCAATTCCAATAGCAAAATGTATGGAAGGAGAATCTAATGGGAGAGAATCTAATGGGAGAGAATCAAGCGCGGAAAGAGATTCATCTAGTGAAATAGAGGATACAAGCAGCAAAAAAATATGTTTTTTTCTTGAAATGTCTGCAATCGTTTTTGTTGGAATAGCTTTTTTAGGTGGGTTTATACTATTTTTGGTGTGGTTGTATAATCCATGTATATTTGGATCTTAGTAATTCTAGCGCGCAAACATGAAGAATGCTCCAATTAACATTGCAACTACTAGTACAAACGTTGCAAATGATAACCTGGGTGGCACATAACATTGTTCTATGTAGTATTGAACAACATCGTCAAAATTTTTTGTAATATTCATATTTTCATCGCGATATGTATTTGGAAAGTTCTCCTTTGTGTATATTTTAACTGTGTACCAGTCGGTAACATTTTTTGCAATAATGTCCTTTGCATTTTGTGAAAGATTTTGCATAGCATTGTAAAGCATCGGCTTGTTGGTTTGCTTTGAAAACGAGTTTACAATCACCTCGCACAGAGGCTTGTAAAATAGAGCGCTTGTTTTATAATAGTAGTCGCTGTGCAAAATGCTTATACTTTTAACAACCATTGACTCTGCTACATATTTTGCTTGTAGAGCCATAGCTCTTTGCTTTTCCACCTGATCCCTTGCCGCCCTTGTTGCACGCGCGCGTCTCCTTCTCCGTCTGCAAGCAGCTCGGCATCTTGCTTCTACAGGCGAGAAGAGTAATGCTAATAGAAGAACTGTGAAAATGATTGTGATATTCATTATGTATGTTTAACTACGTAAAAAGATCCGTTGTACTATTATTTTATTACTAGCGACGCCTTTCAATTTTAAGTTTAATTTTAAATGCTTATTTCAAAATATAATACGTCAATTTTTACACATTATTTATATTTTATTTTTTCAAACAAAAAATAAAAAATTGAGTTAGAAATAAGACGATATATAAGAGTAAACACTATAATATGGAACAAGTTTTCAGGCTATTTGATTTTAACGTATATAACAAGAATGCTAGTGAAGCAGAAGCTAGCAGTGAAGAAGATGGAGAAAAGAAAGAACGCGTTGACAACTCCAATTTTGTCATGCAAATCTTTGGAATTAATGAAGAAGGTGAAACATGTTCCATTTTGGTGAACGATTATAAGCCATTCTTCTATGTCAAAGTAGACGACAACTGGACCATGTCAACCAAAGATATGTTTTTGGTGCACTTGAAAAATGTGATGGGAAATTATTACAAGAATTCTATTGTAGAATGCAAGCTTATCAAGCGAAAGCGTTTGTACGGGTTTGATGGTGGAAAAGACTACAAGTTTGTCATGCTAAAATTCAACAATATGAATGCTTTTAATAAGGCAAAGAAGCTTTGGTTCAAGGAGATCCAACGTGATGATGGTACGACTGAACTGCGGCTCAATTCAAATGGGTATCGGTTTAATCCAACAAATACAAAGACGGAACTCTATGAGTCCAATATTCCGCCCCTGTTGCGATTCTTTCATATTCAAGAGATTAGCCCTTCTGGATGGGTCGCATTGCCAAATAAAAAGACGCACGAGGTTCCGCGTGAATGCAAATCTACCACTTGCAATTACGAATTTACCATCAGTTACAAAGACATCATCCCGCTAAAGACAAAAGAAACGCGAGTTCCTTATAAGATCTGTAGTTTTGATATTGAGGCCAGTAGTAGTCACGGTGACTTTCCTATTCCAGTAAAAACGTACAAGAAGCTGGCTGGAAACATTGTGGACTACTTTGGTAAATTGTCTATGGAAATAACGCCAGAGCTTTGCAAGAATATCTTGAAGAGAATCATGTTGACTGCGTTTGGGTTTGCTTCAACAAAAGATAAGATGAATGAAATTGATGTAGTTTATCCTAAGACTCATGTTGAATGCACAGATAAGTTGAACGAGATGGTTGATCGTTTGGTTTTGGTGCGCGTTCGCGATAACAAGAATGATGCTGCTCAAATGGAAGGAAGCATTGAGTCCATGTTTGAAAATATGGCAAATGCAACCTTGGAAGGAGGTGGAGAGGAAGGAGAAGGTGAAGGAGAGGGAGAAGGAACCCCATCCTTTTATAAAAAGCTAAATGAAAAACCCAAGACCACAGTTGACAAGAAGGCAACAATCGTTGACATTCTTTGTAACAAGAAGATGGAGCGAGAGCTAAAGCTGCAAGAAGTCAACCAGGTCCTTACCTTTTCAAAGATCTTTCCACCATTGGAGGGTGACAAGGTGACATTCATTGGTTCAACCTTTGTAAAATATGGTGAACCTGAACCCTACTTGAATCACTGTATTGCACTTAACACCTGCGATCGCATACCATCCGCTAATACGGAGATTGAGTCTTACTCTACGGAGAAGGAGGTTTTGCTAAAGTGGAGAGACCTTATTCAAAAAGAGAATCCTGACATTATTATTGGTTACAATATATTTGGTTTTGATTATTCATTCATGTTTCAGCGAGCCCAAGAATGCGGATGCGCCGAAGAATTTCTAAAATTGTCGCGAAATATTGACGAGGTTGCTGCCTCGCGCGATTTCACGACAAATCGTCTTAAAATTGAGGAGAGCAGCATCTC